GTACTATTACATTTAGATAGGTCAATTAAAAGTTTAGTCTTAGGCAATACAAACGATAATCAACTTAAAAGTAATGGAAATTTACACGATTTGAATGATTGTGTAGCAATAGGACCATTTGGTCCTTTCAAATAAATAGAGGTTAAGTATGAGAGTGATACGAACAGTAAAAGATACATCAGGAAAATTTAAGTTAATGATTCCCACAAAATTAGACAGTAAAGAAAGTTATTGTTTCGGTGCGGAAGCAGTTAAGCAAAATGTTGAAGATAGATTAAGAATAATTCAAGGAGAATATTACTTAAATACTACTCTTGGCGTACCATTAGTGAGAAATAAAGACGTAACAGATTTAGCAATACAGAATGTTATATTAGATACAGAAGGAGTTAGTAAAATTAAAAAATTTACAAGTTCTCTTTATCCTAATAGAAAATATACAGCGTATATAGAAATCGTAACAGAAACCGGAGAAGATATTCAAATTCAAATATAAATATTATACTCAAATAATATAATATTGTTGTAAAGGAAAATTACTATGGCAGACACAAAATTGATAGAATTTACGAAAGAAGGATTAAGAACTTCTACTAAACCAGAAATATTAAATGTCTTAACAAATATGACTGTTGAGGCGTTTGGTTCTGACTTCGCAGTAGACGAAGGCTCGGCTTGGTATATATTTTTAGATAGTTTATCTAATTCATTAGATAATGTTTGTACAGCGGCAAGAGAATTATATAATGCTCAAGGTATTATAAATGCTAATGGTTCTAATTTAGATAACATAGTATCGCTTGCTGGTATATATAGAAAGAAAGATGAAGCCGATGAACAATTAAGAAATAGAGCAATTAAATCAGTATATTCTACCGCTACTTCTGTCGCAGAGAGTTTAGAATCTGCTTTACTTCAACTTGATTATATAGAATTTGCAAGGGTGATTGATAACCCACAAGATACGAATATGACAGTAGGTGACGTAACTATTGCACCACATAATATATGGGTATTAGTTAAAGTAAAAGATGGTATAAGTATAGACCCTAACGATACTACTACTGGTGGTGCAAAACGCGAAAAAGAAATAGCAGGAATAATTCTACACTACAAATCGTTAGGTAGTGGTACTATGAATACGCTTAAAACAGAAAACAACCAGACGACAGAATCCGTAACTGGTACAACAAGTCACACAGCAAATGTATCTATAGATGGTGTTGATTATACAATAAAATTTAACGAGATTGGTTCACAAGATATATTTGTCAACGTAACATTAAATATAGAACAAGCGTATGAAGATAAAAAGAAGACAATACAAAAATCCGTACAAAAGGCTATTGTAGACTATATAAATTCTTTAGGTATAGGACAAGATGTATTGATGAGTCGAGTTGTTTCCGCAATAAGTGATACGAATACTTATACTGATTACGGATTTGATGTAAAAACTATTACGATTGGTGACACTGCTGAACCTACAGGTACAATGGTTACTATACCTGTTTATAAACGAGCAGTAACAGTTAATAGTAAAGTTAAGATAGATGGTTCGGACCCTTCTGCAGAATAAGACAGTAACAAAACACAATCGAGTAAATAAGCACAGACTAATAACTAATATATAGGTAATTTATGACATATACATTTAATGGCAGCGAAAATAAAATAACTAAATTACTTCCGGCTTACATCTTTAACTATTCTTATGATAATGGAAAAGGTGATGACGGAAAAGGGTTATTTCTTTTTATTAAATATTTAACGAATTATATCGAAACTGCTAATGAGGCACTCGATAAGATTTGTAGTGAGTTAAATGTAAATAGTAGTAATACATATATACTTGATATATTAGCGAAGAAATTAGGGGTTGAAATACCTACTACTATAACGTCAGTAGAAGATAAACAAACTGTCTTAAAAGGCAAAATTATGACTATATCCTCTACGGGTTGTGCTCAGGCACTTATTGATACGATATACGGTTTATACCCTGATTGGCACAACTATGATAGTTTTGGTACACCTATTGAAGTAGGAAATACTATATATAAATTATTTTGTAATACAACAGAAACCCCAAATATATCAGAATTAGGTTGGGATAATGCAGATGAAACAACAACCACGACAGACATAGACGGATTTGAAACAGTAACAAAAATATTAAATGTTTTAGTAAGTACAACAGGTCCGGTGGTGCAGTTAGTACAAAAAACATCTAACGGACTTGAAGGCTATTCTGTAATCGTACATTATACAACAGAAGAAGACAATGTTAATGTAATATCTTATAAAGATAAGAATACTTGTGATATAGAAGATTTAGTAGACAGTAATAATATGGTTACTGCTATTTCTCCTGAAATTGATGAAATCAGGTCGTTTATCGCAAGTCAAAAGACATTCTATGCTATATCAAATAATACATATAATTATCCTGATGTGAAAGATATGTATTATAATTCATACAGAACTATTAAATATACTACTAATTGGAAAAATTATACCTGGCAAAATTTACCTAACGATATAAGTAAGGGTGATATATGGCAGGATAATGATGGTAATATATACGCATCAAATCAAGGTCTTCAGTGTAAATTGAATAAACAAACCTTTACGTGGGAACCTATGTTCTGGAAAGGTTTAACATCTTTTTATCGTCAAGGTATCTGGACTGATGGTGAAAAAATATATTATTCTTATGAGGATGAAAATAATAATCAATTAAATTATGAATTAGAGAATAATTATACTTGGATACCTAAAACTTGGTATGGTTTAGATACGTTACTTTCAGATGGTGGATATTTTAGAGGCGGAGATGTATGGTCTGATGGCGAAAAGATGTATTGTTCCACACAATTTATATTATCTGGAGGAACTACTAAATATTATAATTATGTATTAAAACCTGACACCTCTACCTGGTCTCTACAAACTTGGCAGGGTTTAACTAATATACAAACATCCAAATTATTTTATTATAAAGAACAGGTTTTATATTGTGATGGTACAACTTATTATACATTAAACATTGGTACTAATAATTGGGAATCGCATATGTGGCCTGACAAAATAGATATAAGTGCTAAATATATATGGTCAGATGGTAGTGATTATTATTATTTATCTTCATACGGAGAAAGGTATAAATTAAATCAAACTTCTTTTACTTGGGAACCTATAACTTGGACAGGATTAGACGATATAAGTAATCCTACAGGTCAGTTAATATGGCATTTTGATAATAATGTTTTTTATGGGTTTACTAAACGATTAGTCACTGTTAATAGTGATAAAGTTATTGTTGATAGAAAAAGATTAAATAATAATTATCAAAAGGTATTTACAACTCCCGAAATAGGAAACGATGGTGATTTTCAAAGAGAAATATTCTACGACCTTAGTGGAACTTCCACACCATTCAAAGATAATACTATAGACGGACGTTATATCTGGAAAAATAGTAAAGGTACTATATATTATAATAATTTCACCCTATCAGCATTTTTTTACCGACAGACAAGACAATTTGAAAATAAAACTTGGGAAGTACCAGAAGGCACAAAATTACAATCGGGTCGTGATATATATAACATTGATAATACTACTTATTATACTTATAGTGAAAATGATACTGTAACACCTATAAATTTACAACTTGTTACAGATTCAGTGTGGGTAAATAAACAATGGGGAACCTCTGATATTAGAGAGGGTAGAAAAGTATGGAAAACTAAAGATAATATATATTACGGAAATACATATAAATTTATTGACAAATACGATTTTAATTTTAAGTTATGGAAAGGATTAGAAGGGGCAGGAGTAGATAGTTTTATTAAGGGTAGATATATATGGGAATTTGATGATAATATATATTATTCAAATAATACTGAACAATACCGCTTGGTAAAACATACTTCTACTTGGACTTCTATATCTTGGCCAGGTTATAATAAAATAATTGGTAGTTATATATGGAAAACAAAAAATAATATTTATTATTCATATCAAGATGACCATTATATATTAAAAATATACCCTGATTCTCACGTAAACTGGGAGCAAGTTACTTGGCCAGGTTTAACGACTTTTGATGGTGACCATATATGGAGTGATGGTAATAATACATATTATTCAGATGTTGATGTTATATCTGGCAGTTTAATATCTCGACAGTATAAACTCAACGAACAATTATTAAAGTGGGAGCCTATAACTTGGAATGGTTATAATAATATTAGTGGTGAAAACATATGTACAATAAATAATAGTATATATTATTTAGCAATGAATAATGTATGTTATAAAATTAACACTGAATCATTAACTTGTGAAAAGGTATCACTTTTTGTAGGAAGTCCAGTAGATGTTTATGGGAAACACATATGGCACGATGGTTCAGACACATATTATTCTTTTTATTCAGAACAGTATAAATTTAATAATGTAACAGGTAAATTTGAAAAAATCACTTGGTTATCTCGTCCTGAACTTGGTATAGATATATGGCACTATGGAACGGATACTTATTATTCAACAAATGCGGAAAAAGAATTTGCGGATACTGAGGTAAAAAATAGTAAATTAGAATATATTAAATTACCAACATCAATAACTTGGTCTAATGTACCGGACAACTTTGACCCTGTAAATATATGGCATATAGGGGATATAACTTATTATTCACAAGGTGAAACACATAAAATAATAAATGAAGATACTATGTCGTTTGATAACTTTACAGAATGGAAAGGATTAGATAATTTTAGTGGTGAATATATCTGGAAAAGTAATAATAATGTATATTATACCTCGCCAGAAATTGGCACTTATATATTAGATATAGGAACACATACTTGGTCGCCAAAAAGTTGGGTAAGTAACCATATTAAAGATAATTCTGAAATAAATACAGGTAATTATATCTGGTCAGACGGTATAAGAACATATTATTCAAATAATTACGTATTGAACGATTATACAGATAGTGTTTCAGTAGATTGTTCATTTACAGACAATAAATTATCTGTTAAATCACAATTAACGAGAAAATATACTGTGAATCCTTTATATTATTCGATTCGTTTACAAGCACCGTCATACGCATTAGATATGATAAAATTACCAAATAATTTATTGGGTTGGCATTCTCCTGATGGTATAGAATCACCAGTTATAGAGGTTGCAATAATAAACAATGTAACTGATAAAGTACCAACATCTTTTGAAATAATACGTGAAAAATATCAAAATGAGTGGGGCAGATATATAGATAAAGATGATGACTTTAACCCTATTATTAACAAGGCAGTATCTGTAATAGATACGAGTAGTTTATTACAAGGTGCACAAAATATGCACTATGAAGTAATAATAGGTGGTGTGGATAAAGACGGTAATCCAGGACCTAACTTAACTGCTTCACAAAAAGATATTATAACAAAATATTTGATACCGAAATTTTTAGGAGTTTCTTACGAGGTAAAATTTAAGCAATGAATACTATCATAATAACAGTAACAGAACAATTTAAGTTAAAAGTTGACCCAAATATAATTCTTAATAAAGGCAGTTATGGGGTAGACAAAATTCACTTTGACTTCCTCGCCCCTTTAAGCAAAGAGGATTTTGTCACCTATGCTGTCTTAAAATTAAATCGTCATACTTCATATAATGTATTCTTAGATGCTAATAATGATATTATAATTCCAAAGTATGCTACATACGAAAGTGGTTCTTGTCATATAAGTTTAAGAGCAGTTATTGTAGATACAGAATATATAAGTATAGATGACTATAAAGAAATTATGTCGGGTAGCCCACAAGTAAGAGAAATAGAAAGTTACTTACAAGGTAGAAATTGCAGTGGGTGTGAAGACTTAGAAAAGGCAGTAATAACAACAAACGATTATAAATTCGTAGTGGAGTAATATATGGCAAATAAATTATTATACGAACCAAGAAGCCCTCGTGGCGACCACGGAAAGTTGGTTATTGATAATAGAGTACCTTTAAGTATTCCATTTTATTTTGAGTGGAATGATTATGACGAGTTTAATAAACCTATCCCGCATATAATTAAAGATACGGATATTATAAAAGGTGTATTAAAAGAACAAGCACGATACAATGCAGATATATTAACATTTGAATTTAGAAATGTTATAAATAATACAATATTATTAGAGATACCTACAAAAGATTTACAAATTCTTAGACCCGGTATTGAGTATGTATTAGGGTTTACATTATACTCAAATGAAGATACACCAGAATTAGCGTTACTTAAAGAATTACCAGTAGTTGTTGAGAGGGTTATGGTATGAGCAAATCAGTTATAATAAATGATATAAACAATGCTTCTCCTAATGTTACTACCCATATAATACCCGCGATTAGGGCTATAAATAAAGGCAGTAATTACGACGATTTAGGAAATAAACCTATATATAATATAAATTTATTGGAAGAAGGTTTTGAGCCGATAGAAGGCGAATATTACCGTCATACAGGGGAAACTAATAATACTTTTACAACGGGCGTTATTTATTATTATAAAGAAGGCATATATACCCCTATAACAGGTAGTGTAAAAAGTACATCTAATAATTTTGCTTGCACTGGAATATTAGAAAAAAGTAAATGGGTAGATAAAAGTATAGTATATACAGAACCTAAATCACTTAAATACTATGATGTTAGTAGTTACACAGAAAAAGTAAAATGTGCTGGAATTAAAAATAATATTTTATATCAATTTAATTCTAACGGATATCATAAAACAAATTTAGAAAATCCTGATGCTCACGAATTTATTAGTTGGAGTTCAACAGGTATTGAAAACCTTGACGGAAATGTAGACCCGATAATGTGTACTACCGGTATATATGGTGCTTATGGTGAAGCATTATATATATTATGTAGTGGAAATGGAACAAGTAATCCCGTAATTATTATGTTTGATGTACCACAATATAATTATGTTGATTATATAGTTGCTACTGAACTGAAAGGTAACATATCGTCTATTATTGTATTACCTGCAACTAATGGAGAAGAATCACCAAATGTATGGGGAATAAAAGATAATACAAAACTTATACAATTCGGAGATACAGGTACACCGGATAAATTTAGTATTGATTTACCTGAAAGAATAAGTGATTCTAATTTATGTATATATAATAATGAATTATATATTACAGGCGGAAGCATAAAAAATATATATAAATTTAATTTTGATACGAAAGAAATAACTAAGGTATGTACTGTACCTAATTATTTTGGTCCGTCTTTAGTAGACGCACCTTGTTATGCTATCGTAATCAATGATAAAATATATGGTATAGATACTTCTAATAATTTAGTTGTATATGATATGAGTGGCGCTAAAATCGGAGAAGTACCAAAAATATTAACTAACGAAGATTATAGCAGCCCTATATTCTATTGTACATTTATTTACCATAATAGCAATTTATATATATCACATTGCTTGGCACAAGGTTATAATAACCCAGTTGGATTTGTTATTTCCGAATTAAAAGATATTAGGTATGAATATTCTATTGAAAACGAAGGAATAAAGGAAAATTCTGCAACAAGTATAAGTCTTAACAGTAATTATCCTATAATAGATGCGACTAAGACACAAGGAAAAATATCACTTATAAGTAATAATACACCTGACGATAATAAGTATTCAATAATTCAAGTACCTACGCAAGATACAGGTATATTAGAAGTATTAAATACTTATAGAATACAAAAAATATCAGAAGTAGAAAATGATAGAGGTTTTGTTACAGATAAACAAGTAAATAGTGCTATTAAATCTTTTAATCAAACATATCAACCTGATTGGGAAGAAGAAAATCCAAATTCTGTAACATATATTAAAAATAAAGATAATGTTAATTATACATTAACAGAATCAGATTGGACTGATGACTGTTTTTCGTCAAGTAACATTACACTTACTACCACTGAGGGTGAATATTTAAGTGACTATGGTCAACTTAATAATGATAATATTATTACACAAGGAAAAATAACATTAAATGACGAAACAAGTGACGTATTAGTTAGAAGAATAAATTATTCCCTTACGGACGAATTCAAAAAATTAGTTAATAATAGTATATTTTACACAGTTGATGGTATAGAATACAAACAACTCATATTAAATGGAATACCTGAAAATGAAGAAATAGCACAAATACAGTGTATAGAGAATCCTCCTACAGGTGACCCGTTCTTATGGGTGGTTCATACTGGTGACGAAAACCGTGAATTAGACGATAACCCAACGTATGAATCAAAAGATGGAGTAAATTATACTGTAAGTACAAGGTTTAAGGGCAAATACAGAATCTATGCTACAGAAGATATGTGGATATGTAATTTAAGTTCAAGAAAATATGATAGTAGTTCAGGAAAATATTATCAAACAATTGAACAGACTAATAATAAAAATGTTGCTTATTGGGATACGGTTACTTTCAATGTAGATAGAGATGCGTATTATACTGATGTACAAGTATGTAAAGACGAAGGTAAAACATATTTTATGCTACAAAGTGAAAATACAAATGTTATAAAAAGAAATAGCGCATCTATAGGTTATTGGCAATCTGTATATAAACCAGCTTCTACAATTAAATTTAATCTTATAAGGTGTATTGGCGATTATATATTTGTATTTGATACAAGTGGAAATTTATTACGAGCACATATCTACACTACGCCTGGAAGTACAATTGACATTGACTTTCCTAATAATTTAGGTAAACCACGTAATAAAAATATAGAAGCGTTAAAATATCTAAACAAACGTTATATATATTCTGATTATGCTTCTTCTGGGACTTATTATATTTATAATTTCGGTGCTAACTTTGAAGGTAATCCTACATTTGATACTGCTACTAAGTATATTTCGCACGGAGCATCTATGCCAAGATTATTATATTGTATAAATGGTAGATACTTAGGATTAGACAATACTTCAACAGCAAAGAATACAAAGGTTGTATATACAGATGTATTACAAAATCCTTCGTATTCAAGAATTGTATTCGATAGTTATTTTTATCACGATTATCATCAAAACAATACAGACAGTAAAATTAGATTATATAAATATAAAAGTGCTCATAATATAAGCAGAAACGAAAAAACAGGTAACTTTTATAGTAAATATGGTGAAAAACCTACAATTCATATAACTGCAATACCTGCGGCAGTTAGATTTGATTTAGTGGTGAATGAATATGCAGAAGTATAATATTATAAAAGATTCAGTTATAACTGACGATATAGATATACCGGATATTGTATTTATAAATGACGAATATGAAGACCCTACCATAACAACCTATATTATGACTGGGGTCAGAGCAATAGTAGGTGAAAAAGCGTGGATATTTAATACCACTGAAGAAATGAATGAGTGGTTAAATAATCCGGCTAATGTAAAGAAATTAAATGCAGGCGACGATATAAGAATAATAGCAGAAGGTGCTTCTAACTATTGGTGGGACGGTAACCAACTTAGAGTTACGGCGTCCGGTTTAACAATAGAGGAAGTAGCAAGAACTTATAAAAAAGCCGTTAATAATGTATTTAAGTAAAGAGGTAGATAAAGATGAATCCATTTATACCAGCATTACAAGAAATTAAAAATTATATAGATTCAAAAATAAAACCAGCAGATTTATCTAAGATATCACCACAAACTGCTGACCCTTCTATAATATACCTTAATAACGCTGATAATAGTTACGAAAAAGGTATGTTGTATAAGGTGTATCTACAAGATGATAAGATGACTTGGGTTAAATTTGCAACTGATAATACTGTCGTTTATAGAAAAAACACTGCCTCAGATAAATGGGTTATAGCACATAATCTTAACAGATTACCTGTTAATGTAATTGTTAAAGATAGTGCAGGTTCTATAATAATACCAGATATATCATATAAAGATACTAACACAATTGAATTACTTTTTGCATTCCCTACAACCGGAAGTGCTTATATAAATTAAAGGAGAAAGAATATGCCGAGTTTTTATAACAATATTAACTTGAACAAATGTGAATTACAAAATGCTGTAATTCAGAATTTAACAACGGCACCAGAAAATGCTAAGATGGGTCAGCATTACTATAATACTGCTGATAAAACAGAGTACATTTACAACGGTACAACGTGGATTCCTATTGCATCTGGTGATGGCACAATTAAGAGTGTTACTGCTGGTAATGGTTTAACCGGTGGTGGTAGCACGGCTAATGTAACTGTATCTATGGGTACACCCAGTGATGTAACACTTACTTCTGCGAATGAAGTAACAAATGAATCACACACTCATAAATTAGTTATTCCTGATGCAACTGCATCTGCAAAAGGTCTTGCACAAAAAGCAACAGACGCAGAATTAACTGCTGGTACTGATGACACTAAATTTATTTCGCCTAAGCAGTTAAAAACTGGTATTGCTAATAAATTAGACAAGAATACAGCAATAACTGGTGCAACTAAATGTAAGATTACTTATGATAGTAAAGGTCTTGTAACCAAAGGTGAGAATTTAAGTGCTTCCGATATTCCTGACCTTACATTATCAAAGATAACTGATGTAACTGCCTCTACTACTGAGGTAAATTATCTTGTAGGAGTTACATCAGGTATTCAAGAACAATTAAATAGTAAAGCGACTGGAACTGCATTAACGAGTCACATAAACAATACAGAAAACCCGCACAGCGTTACTAAAACTCAGGTTGGATTAGGTAATGTTACAAATGACGCTCAGGTAAAAAGAAGTGAAATGGGTGCAGCAAGTGGTGTTGCAACACTTGACGCAAATGCTAAAATACCAACAGCACAATTACCTGATTATATTTTGGGTCAATTACTTTATGGCGGCAACGTAGCAGCAGGTCCTATTGCTACATTATCAGTAAATGCAAAAGCAAAATTAAATACCACATCAACAACAATTACCTTAACTAATGATAATACTGCTACAACAGGTTATGTATCTAATAACGGTATTTACTATATCGCTACTGAAACATTTACTTTTGCTGGTATAGAATTTAAGTTAGGTGACTGGTTACTTTCTAACGGCAGTGCTTGGACGAAGATTGACAATACGGATGCTGTAACAGGCGTTAAAGGTGATAAAGAATCAAGTTATAGAATAGGAAATGTTAATATAACTCCTGCTAATATTGGTGCGTTACCAGATACTACAAGAGCGGAAGATATTGGAGGATTACCCGATACTACAACTTATGTAAGTTCTATTAAAGAAGGTACTACTAACGGAACTATTGGTGTATCTACAAAAGGTGGTGCAGCAGTAGATGTTGCTGTTCACGGATTAGGTTCGGCTGCATATAAAACAGTAGGTAGTGCAATAGGTAACTTACCTGAGGTTGGTACTGCATTAGGTACTACTGCTAATGTTCCTGTTTTAGTTAATGCGTCTGGAAAACTTATTCCTGGCAAAGCAGCAATAGGCGATGCCGCTTATAAAGGAGTTGCTACTGAATTACAAAGCGGTAATAATAACCTTGTTACAAGTGGTTTAGTTGCTGACGCTATCGCCGGATTAGATAAAGGTACTGTAACGAGTGTTGCATTATCAATGCCTACTGGATTTACCGTTACAGGTTCTCCTATAACAACAGCAGGTACGTTAAATGTAACATTAGCAAGTGGGTATTCGTTACTTAGGAAAAAAGCATTTACAATAAGTGCTGCAACAGCAGTAGATTCAGGAACAGATGCTTCTTATACATTAACACATAGTTTTGGAACGCAAGAAGTTGTCGTTACAATAAGAGAAACTGCAACAAATGAAGTTGTATATGCAGATGTTGTATTAGCAGCAAATTCTATAACAGTAACATTTGCAGAAAAAGCAACACAAACTTTCTCAGTTGTTGTTATGGCGTAAATATACTAATCAGCGTATTCTAATAAAATAGTAATGAGGAACTAATATGAAGAATTATTCAAAAATAACAGAAAACAAAGATATTTTAACAAAGGAATACGCTGATTCTACTTATGCTAATAAATCATCGATTCCTGCTGCGGTAACTGAAAGTACTGTTTCTGGTTGGGGATTTACAAAAAATACAGGAACAGTAACATCAGTACAGGCTAATGGGACAAATTTTAACCCTGACGCAACAGGTAAAGTTGATTTAGGTAATATTGGTGGTGGTTCAGGGCCTTTACAATTTGCTGACACTGTTGTTATGACAGAGGCTGAATTTTCCGAAGCGTATCTGGCTGGCACTTTACAAGATGATAAACTATATTTAATTGAAGGCGAGACAGGAACGGTAAATTTCGTTTCTACTGCTGACCACATAGTTTATAATAGTGCTAATTCTGGACTTACAGCAACGAATGTACAAGGTGCTGTTGACGAAATAAATAGTAAACTATTTAGTGGTTCTTATAACGATTTAACCGATAAATTAACGCACACAGACATATTAACATTGTTAAATTTAACCGAGGAACAATTAACCAAATTGATTGCATTGCTCAATAAACTTACGGTTGATACTACAAGTGTTAAGTTTAATAATACTACTGTTAAAGCGACAACCTTTGACGTTCAGTAGTGAGGTGAGTTATGCCTATTTATGTTTATAAAATGAACAAACAAATTAGCACAAATGCTATAAGAAACACTAAGCCAGTTAAAGCAATTTACGCTAAAGAACAAGAACAAGAAGCCGTTTGTGTTTGGGGTATTAACTTAAATATTGTACCTTTTACATATACTAAAAGTGAAACATCAATAACAATAACTGGATTAAAAAACGGCGTTAATATGCAACATTTAAGGGTCCCTGAAGCAATTGAAGATTTGCCAGTTACTCTAATTACCTACGACGCATTTAAGAATAACACAGTATTGAAATCGATTAAATTACCAAATTCCTTAAATAGTATCGGAATTCGTGCCTTCCAAGGTTGCTCCGGGCTTACGAGCATAACCATTCCGGATAGTGTAACGAATATAAGTGGTTCTGCCTTCCGTGGTTGCTCCGGGCTTACGAGTGTGACAATCGGTAGCGGTATAAAATTTATGGATAGTTATGCTTTTTATGGTTGTTACAACCTTCAAAACATATATGTCACGGATATAGTAGCGTGGTGTGGCATTAGTGGATTAGAAGGTTTGATGGAATATGGCTCAAGCAACAAGAAGTTGTATATAAACAATGAACTTGCCACATCCATTACAATCCATAATGGTGTAACGAAAATCGGTGGTTCTGCCTTCCGTGGTTGCTCCGGGCTTACGAGTGTGACAATCCCAGACAGCGTAACGAGTATCGGCGTGCGTGTCTTCTATAATTGCTCCGGGCTTACGAGCATAACTTTTAATGGAACAAAAGCACAGTGGAACGCAATTTCAAAAGGCAATCAGTGGAATCTACAAACAGGTAACTATACAATTCATTGTACAGACGGAGATATACCTAAATAATGGCAACAAATTATAAAATCAATAATGTCGATATAGACAGTATATATGAAACTTTCACTACTTCGGTTGCTCAACAATACGGTGTAACAGATAGTAAATTTACCGATTCTACTGTCAAATTTAAGAAAAACGGGCAACCATTGAAAACTGCCATTGGAAAAACATTCCCCACAAGTGCAGATACACATTTAGGTGGTTCAAACACCTGTACTCAATACAGAGTAAATGGACAACCGATTGATGTCGCTCTTAAAGGTTGCCGACCCATAGGAATTCCATTAGCAACATTATCCGTAGGCACACACTATATAAATAGAGTAAATGGAGAAACGTGGCTTTCAACAAGTGCTAATTCTGCAACAGGAACTCGTTTAGATTACAATCCTAAGTTTATTTTTGTAGAACTTCAAGGTGGTGGTGGTGGTGGAGCAGGTAGTTCCGCTGTTTGGTGTTCCGGTGGTGGCGGAGGCGGTGGATATACCTTTTCTGGCATAGCACTACCTGAAAATTCCCATATAAAAATAGTTGTTGGCGAAGGTGGTCACCGTGGAGAAAACAGGTCTGATGGTCACGACGGTGGAACTTCTTACTTATATAATGCTAATGGCAGCATTATTTTACAGGCTAATGGTGGTGGAAAAGGAAGAAAAACTAACGATGGTCAAGGAACACCTGGTACTTATAGTGGTGGTAATGGACTGAATGGTGGTTATGGTGGTGTCAAAGAACGTAACGGTGGTGGAACAACTTCTACTACCTTAACTTATGATAAACCCGAAGGCACTACATTTGTGCGTGGAGGCAAATCAGGTGGTTCAACGAGTGGTAACAACTATGGTGGTGGCGGTGGAGCATCTGCATTTGCTAATGGTTCAAATGGCGACCGTAGAGAAAAACCCTCGTCACCGGGTATTCAAGGAAGTGGTGGTGCAGGTGCGGGGTTCCACGCAGGTCGTGCTAATCCAGGTATTGAAGGTGGCGATGGTCTTGCAATTATTTATTATTAGGAGACACAATTATGGCTGTATGTGAAAACGCAACAGGACAATATTATAAAGTTCTTTTAGAAAACAGTTATATAAAAGACGGGTTCGTTTTTGTGTCGGTTGTACGATATCCAAATCAGGAAGAACGAGACCGCGAAAAGGCAAGAGAAAAGCAGTTGTCATTGTTTTTAACAAACGCAAAACAGCGATATTTAGAAATACTTTCCGAAAGTCAAGACCAAAACACTGAAAGTGAAATACAGTACGAAGAGGAATTTGAAAGGATAATATATACTGTTGAAAACTTTTCGACAATAAGAATAGGTCAAACATATCCTGTAATAACAATTTCTGATAAAACAAAACAAGAGATAAACAGTCTTGGATTTTCAGATGATTTTATAACTAACCCAGTATTAGTTATTGATTATATTACTATTAACTGTGGTACATATGATAAAATGCCATTATCACTTGAATATCTATATGAAAAATTAAAGGGCAGAATGTCAGAAATAACGAATGTTTGAATTATATAAAACTAAATATTTATATGATAAGGAAAAGATTATGGAACCATCAAATGATAACGGAAGAGAACTATTTATAGTTTTCTGTATTTGTACATTTTTTATTGGATTAGTATATCTGTTATTACACATATCTGGCACAGAAATCGGAAATATAAAATTTTAACTAATCTAATAAAATAAGTATGTAATTATAATTAAAAGGAAATAATATAATGAGCATAGAAATACAAGGTGCAAAACAAAGCCCAAGATATGAAGATAAAATATGGTATTGGTATTATGGCAATACCTTTACTTTGTCGTGGAAATTACTTCTTAAAGTAAATGGAATACCTATGGATATTAAAGATACAGATTATGTTACATTTACTTTTAATCAAGGTTGTAGAACTGTTTATACTTTTACTTGCGAAAATATTATTGATAATACTTGCATACTTGATTTTACACAAGAAATTTCTAAAAAATTCAGACCGGGTGATTATACATTTTGTATAGATTTTTATGAGAGAATAGACGAAAATAGTATTCGTAGAACTACTATTGGAACAGCAGAACAAAACAGAATTATTGTAGAGGAGTGCCATTAAAATGTACGATACAAATGTAGAGGTAACTTATTCAGTGGACTTATTACCCGCATTAGTTTCTGAGGGTGAAGTACAAGCGTATAGATATATAAGAAAACAACCAGGGGGTAGTGGCAGTGGTTGTGATTGTAATTATACGGCGATAAAAGATACACTATCTATTGATAGATGGATTACTAATGAAATACACGAAGAAGGTGAATTTCCTGTACAGCAGGATTTAATGACATTAGTAACATTAAATAGTACAACAAGATACCAAATAGATAAAACAAAAGAAAATACATTTGTAATTGGCAACGCAAATGATAGTGAATTACAAAATATTGGATACTGGTCTTTTACAGGTTCTGGTATCAATTTATTTATAAATTTACCAGAAACAGAATCAGATACAGGTGACTATGCACCTATTATGTTTACTGAAGAAACCGATACTTACTTTAAGTATTCGGAAGAAGACGAAGGTATTTATTTATATATCTATAAAACTGATTATGAAAACTATAAAAAAGGCGATATCGTATTCGTAATGAGTTTAGAATTTTCTTCAAGCATCGGTGATACTTATTTAGGGTATATAACATTTGGACCTATAACACCCGTTTCAGAAGAACTGTTAAAGTTACCTTGTGCTAAATTTTTCAGATATAATTTTCCAAAAGACTTAAAAGGAACTTCTATTACTATTGACGGATTATTCAGTAAAAAAGATAATGAAGATGTAAGAAAAACATTTACTATTGATTATGTAGAGAGTTTTAGTGGTGAAGATTATCCTGTTGGTATGAATATGTATATGGACCTTACCATAGAGGATACACAAAATGAATTTTCTGCTATGGCGTATTTATTTAACGATAATTCTCCAGGATTATCCCCTAATGGTTTTATTTATGTACTGCCATTAAATATGGAAGATACTGATAACACAAAGAGTTATGGTTTAACTAAAATATTTTCATTAACGACAACTGGTCTTTCCCCTGTTACATATACATATACTGACGAAAATATTAAAATAAATTCTGCAATAAAAGTATATCTCAATGATAGTGAAAATATTAAAATAATTGATAGGCAAGATGGGTATATTGAATTTAAGAGAAGTAAAGTAGCGAATATCCCATTTAATATGGAAATATTAGATGCTGACGAAGAAGGGTTAGTTACTTTATTTAATTCATATAAAGAACCTATTCCAACTAAATTAAGTCAATTTCAAAATGACACTGAATATTTGACAAATAATGATATACACGTGACATCTCCTATAATGAAAGGTGGTTCCCTTGATGGAAAACCTGATTTATGGCTACAATCATCGTATAACACATCGTTTGCACAATATTCATCTGGTGTAAAGACTGGAACATTAAAAGTTGATAGTTGGGTAGAAAAATCGGGTTATTATGTTTATACTATTGAAGATTATAGTATCTTTAATTATAACACTGATGTACTTATGACTGTTAATAGCCCTGTAATGTTAGAGGCTTCAGATTTAACAGCGAGTAAATTAGAAATTAAAGCAAAAAGTAAACCAACAGAACCGATATCATACACCTATAAATCACTTGCAACTAAGGAAAAAGGTCAATTTACAATAGTAAATACATATATACCAACTGTTGGTGACTGGATAACTGTAACAGGTGAAACAGCAACCTTAACACAAGCAGGTACTTATCAAGTAGTTATACCAGATGGCGTACAATCAATTGTATATTGGGACGGCTCCACGGTAGCAGAAGGAATAAAAAGTACTGATACAGAAGTCGATACAGATAATATAACTATCAATACGACTTATCCACATATTGCTGTAAATGGTACATTATCTATGAATCATATTGTTGTTTCGAATGCAACAGGTTCGTGGGTAAAAACGACAACTACCTTGTCGGGTTTCAAATATCGTAAGATAAATTAACAATAGCAAGGAGATTAAGATATGGGATTATTTAGTAAATTATTTAACCGAAATAAGCCCGAGATTAACTTAGAAACGACAATTAAAGAAGATATGAATAATAAGTTTATCGTTCCAGAAAAATACAATGCAGACCGTATATGGGCGTGTAATCAGTATATTAACAGATATATGGAAAGTATACACATAGATTCAAATGACGAACATCTTAATAATTGGAATAAAGGTAGACTTCACGCATATAATACTCTTTTACTTAAATTAAAAGAACTTAACTCTGCTGAAATTTTAGAATTTGCAAAATGTGAAGCAGAGTCTGTAAGATTAGGTGAATATTCGGCATTTAACAGCGGTATGTACGAAGTATATAGAACATTTAGTACGATTGATATGAAACAATTAGTACAATCAGAAAGACTTAAAACTAAACCTAAATACAATAATTAAAAAGTTTTTTATTATATATAATAGTATTGTAAGAAAAATAAATAGAGGAGGTAAAAAATGGCTTTTGATGAAAAACAACTTGACGACATTCTGAGTAAGTACGATGACGAAGAAGCAGTTGAAGAAGTTAGCGAAAGTGAAGATGATGAGCAAGGCGAATTAGTAGATATGTCTAAAACTAATAATTCAACAACTATAACTGAATCTCAAAAACAAGTTGATAATTTCACTCGTACTGGCGGAAATATTATACAAGAAAGATATGCCAGTGGTGAAGCAACAATGCAAGATACAGTTAAAGATATTGCCCACGTTGCAGTTGCCTCTAAAGCATTAAATGACAAAGACGAGAATAACAAGCAATTCTTCCAAGAATCCGTTGAACAAACGCACGAAGCGTTAAAAGAAAGTTTCAAAGCGAATGTTTATCAAGCACAATCACAGAAGATTGATGCAAAACGGCAAAAGGCTGAACAGTTCTATATTATGTTCCGCCCTATTCTTGAATTTGATTTTTCAAATCTTTGTAAAGTACAGAAAGTCCGAGTCAACAAACCTATACTTAAAAAGAAAGGCGAGGCAGATAAAATTAACGATAAACCTCAATATGAATATATTGAGCAGAAGCCAAAGAGTTATGCTGACAGATCTTACGGCATACCCCTTATGGTTTTAATGCTTTGTTTATTAACAATCCCGTATTGTGTAGTAACAATAGTATTGTCAATATTTAATGCAATTAACCAAATCTTTATGCAGATTTCTAACTTTGGAAAAACGGCACTTATATTCTGCTCGTCTATGGCTGGTGTGACGATTATTGGATTAGTGGTGTATGTAATTTTACTTATCATAGAATCAAGTTTCGGAGTCAAGATATTCCGATAGTGTTCTATGCCGGAATTAGAAAATACTATCACTCAAAAGAAAAAATCATCAGTATTTACTAAATTTTTCAAAGGTTTCGGGTTACTTTTAACTTACGAAATCATAGAAGAATTATTAGAAGAGGCAATAGCGTGGACAATTACCACTGTATTAGCAAGAGCATTATCGTTCTTATTAGTTGTAGTATTAACACAATGCACTAAGGTAACGATTAAATACTCGGTTAAAATGCTTAAAGTCTTATTAAAGCCGCTCGTAACTAAATTAGTATATAGACCCGGTAATGATAAGGTAAACTTTATAAAAAAATTATTCTGTAAGATATTCAGAATAGAATCAAACGATAACTCAAACGAATTGATTGAAGTCAAGAATGATGAACAAAATTCATCTGAAAATAATAAACAGGAGGCAGTCATTATGGCAGATAATGAAGTAAAAGTTTCCAAATTCAAACAATTTGTTGCAAGAGTTGTTGAATTTGTGAAATGCAACAAAAAATCCATCTTATCGACAGCAACTGCTCTCGCAACTTCTGTTGGTAGCGGTGGTGCGGTTCAGATGTGGTGTGCTTCAACTAATTTACCTAACTTGTACACTTGGCTTATTGCAGTTATAATTGGCATATTTATGTTTGTTTTAACTGAACTTGGTGTAAGTGCTCGTGGTTGGGAATCCGCTGCTAAATTTCTTAGGCGTAAAGCAGAAGACGATGCGGAAAAAGATGCTGTTAAAACAGCAAAAGACGCAATGAAAGTTGTTGCTAAAACTAAGAAAGAAGCAGAAAAACTTGCTGCAGAGAATGTTAAATTAGCCAAAGAAGCAGAAGCCAAAGCGAAAGCGGAAGCGTATCTTAGAGACCACCCTGAATTGCTCAAATAATTAAAGGAGGATACAAGGATGGAAGAAAAACTTGCTAAACTTAAAGCAATTATCGAAAAGAAAAAGGCTTTAAGAGATGCTCATCAGTTTAATTTCGATGCATTAGAGCAACAGCAAAAAGATTGTCAAATGCAAATTGATGCTTTAACTAATAAAATTGCTGAACTCGAAGCAGAAAAAGATAAAATTAGACCTGAATTGGAATGTTATATTGCTGATGTTGCTGAATTAGAACAGGCGTTCGAAGATATAACTTCTGTTGAACCAGTAGTTGTAGCACAACCCGAAGTTGAAGAAGTTACTGCAGAACCTGTCAGCGGAATTAACGGTTTAGCACTCTAATATTCTATTTGTTAATAGACAGAATATATATTACCTAAGATAATCTTATGTGTAGTATATATCTGTCTATTTTACTATTATTTAGCAAAGGAGACCAAAATATGATAAAAGGGAAGTTATTAAGATACCGAGAATCTCATACAGATGAACAGGTATTGTCAATGGTCTTAATTATATCTTGTATAATATTAACTATGTTCTTTGCAATAGTTAGATTATGTAATGGATTATGGTTTAGATATATTGACTTCAATTCAGTTAAACTGCCTTCGTTTATACTACAACAACATATAATGATGATACTACAAATATTTGAAATGTTATTCTGTTATAAGTTGTTATTACGAACTTCCTGGCTAATATCTTTAATACTTGCAATTATTCATACAATATTATCTGGTTATATACCGTATCCTTATAATATTATAGTATGCAATATATTTTGGTTAAGTTGTGGTTTGATAACTACCAAAAGTTGGAAAACAATAATTGATTTTATATTTCTATTTACTGTAATAAGTTTATATGGCTTATTATTTATAAATGGATTATCTACAACTTTATCAGCTCAAAATTCCAACTTTCTTTATAACGTATTAGGTATGATTGACTATAAGTTATTTATTGTCAGTCTGTATTTAATAATAAATTATTTTGGAGGTATCAAATTATGCAAGAAAAAACCAACACTAATTTTGTTAAATCAGCAAAAACTGAACAAAACAAAACCACTCCCGACTTCCCCGGCTGTACATTCTTATGGTTCGGAAACGACAAATCAGCAATGACCGACTTGAAGAAAATTGTTGAAATTAAAAAATAGCAAATGAAAAAGATTAGCCTAACACAACAACAGTTTGATAGGTTAATTAAGATTTATGTTAAAGGCGGTTTCATTGTTGTATTAGCGATTGTTATCGCCTTTTCCATATTTCTTAATAAACTACCCCAAACAATAATATTATTACTGTCTTTCTTTATATCTCAATTATTCTATAAACAACAATTTCACGCAGGTAGTCTTAAAGTGTGTACGTTATTATCTATATGTTTATTCACGATAATAATATATTTATTACCTTATAATATATCTTTTATGATACCGGCGGTTATAGGAATGTTTGTAGCATATTTTAGTTGTAAAGCAGGAACATTACAAATTAGATTAAATAAGTATAAAGATATAGAATGTAAATATACTGAATTACTTAACTTATATGATAATGGTAGAATAATACCAAGACAATTTGATATAAATACTTGTACAAAGGAAGAATTGATTTATAGATGTAGAGAATTAAATTTTACACAGAGAAATATTGATTTCTGTGTGAAAATGTTTATAGATAAGGTTTCAATAAAGGATTATATAAATTCACCTGAGAATGTAGAATTACTGTTAGACGAACAACAAGAACGAAACAGAAAAACAAGATTAAAGAAAGTATTAACAAACAATAAATAACAAGTTATATTATATTTTTATTATACGATTTTGTAATTTATAAAAAATTTATTCAATAAATTATAATTGAAGAGGCAAACAAAGTAAATATGTTTTCGCCTCTTCTTTTTTTATCATTTTGCTTTGGTTGCCTCTTTATTAGTTGATAAGGAGGTTATTTTTTATGAAAGTAGAATTCTACAATGAATTAAACGGATTAGACATTGATATCACAGATAATGATATAAAAAATATTCTCCATTTTGATTTTTCTACATTTTACCCTGACGATAAAGAAGAATTAGGCGAACCTATTGTAGTTCAAAGGAGTGATAAAAATGGAAATGTTAAAAGATAGTTTAATCAGTATAAATTTATCTACATATAAAAAATTGCTTGAAAAAATAGTAGATGGACAACAACTTACAAACGCTGATTTAGTTTTATTATCAATTATAAGAAAAGATATAAGCCGAGCGGTTGATATACCGCCGATAAATAAACTTATAGATGGAATAAAACAAGTTCAAAAAACACTGAAAGATTTTGATTTAAGTAAAAATGAGGAGGAAATTATAAATGATGCCAAATATGGGGTTTAATTATAACCGAAATTATAACCAAGAAATCAATGCACTACAAAATCAAATAGACCAACTTAGAGGGCTAAACAACCAAATACAGTCACCTATTTCTAACCCATCTCAATCAGCAAATAATGGGATAATTCAAATAGGTACTTATGTTGTAGTTAAAAGCATACAAGATATGGAGAATTATCCTGTACCTGTTGATGGAACGCCAGTGAATATATTTGTTGATAATACAGGTGCATTTTATAGTAAAAAGATGGTTAATGGCACTGTTAGTTGTCAGCCTTTTTCGTTCGCACCGTTAAATTCTGTAAAAACAGACGATACACAAGAAAATAAATCGTCTGAAAATATGCCAGAATGGGCAGAAAATATAATTGATAGAATTTATGCATTAGAACAAAAATTATCAGAATCACAAAAAAGAACAAGAAAAACGGAAGAGGTGGTGATTAGTGATGGCGTTTAATTTTAATCAAATAACAAAAGCAGTAAAATTTGCAAATAAAGTAAAAGACCCAAAACAAGCCGTAAATATGCTAATTGACCAAATAGAGAAAAAGAATAGTAAACTTGGACAAGAACTTCGAGTAGCCATAAATTCAGGTAAAAACCCTTCTCAATATATAAGAGAACAAGCCGATAATGGGATTATAAATATGGATAACTTTAATGAAGTAAAGAAATATTATACTCTCGCACAAAAATTCGGGCTTACTCATAAAATTGATAACAAAGAATGGGTCGAAATAGAACAAGCAATAAAAAATAAATCCACTGATAGTAATAACAATTTTACTTTTAGAGGTTTTTAGCAATGCTCTTATAAGTAGTGCGCAATACTTATAGGTGTAAATATAACAAGGAGGAAATTAGATATGGCAGATTATTCTCTTGGCGATATTGCCGCTCTTATGGACAGAGATGATAGAAAAGGCTGGGGAGATGGATTCGTAGGTTGGATTATTCTTCTCTTTATCTTCTTGCTTGCAATAAGTGGCAATGGTTTCTTTGGTAACGGCTCTGCAACGCAATCGAGTTTGACGACCGCTGAACTTTACTCGGCTCTCGGAAGTCAGGATATTAAAAACGATATTCGCGACGGTTTCCAAAGCGTGGCAAGTGGCATTTGTAGCATTGATAAAGAAGTTCTTAACAATCGTTACAGCACGCAACTCGGCTTCCAAAATCTCGGACAGCAACTGCAAGAATGTTGCTGCGACCTGCGTACGACAATCATTGAACAAAACCAAGCAACCCGCGACTTAATTCAAGAAAATTATATCGACGGCTTACGCACGGCTTTGTCCGACGCAAAAGCGGAAATCAGCAATCGTAGCCAAAGCACTTACATTTTAAGTCAGTTGGGACAGTATTATACTCACCCGTCCGTAAACCCTTATACTTGCTATAATAACTGCGGTTGTGGTTGCGGTTGCGGCAACAATTTGGTTTAATACTTTAACCAACTAAATCACTTTACGCTTGATAGCGTTCCTTGACAACGGGGGAGCGACTATGCTCCCCTTTAACTTACAACAGGAGATTTTTATTATGGCTAATAATCAATATTGTAAAAGCACTTTAAGTGCATACAACAACACAAGCACGGCTCTTGCCAACGGCGCACTTATGCCTATCAACAACAATTCACTCATTACGGGCTGCTCGATTTCTCACGTCAGTGGCAGCAATGCAATTAGGCTCTTGAAGAAAGGCTTGTATTTGGTGGCGTTCAGTGCCTCTGGTTCTTTCACGACAACGGCGGGCGAAGTCAGCCTGCAACTTTATCGCAATGGCGTGGCTGTCCCCACTGGTATAGTAACTCAAACCCCTACGGCAACAACGGACATTGAAAGTTTTTCAACGGCGACCATAGTGGAAGTTAAAGAAGTGTGTCCTTGCGCGGGTACAGGCACTCAATCAATCGACCTTACCTTTGCCAACACGGGCGTTGCGGCGACTTACACTTACTTTAATGTGTCGGTGGTGAAACTCGCGTAATGAATGCTCTTTTCGGCGAATTTGGCATTGTTGATATTCTTGTAGTGCTTAACTATCTTGAAACAAGGAAAACAAATAAGAACTTAAAGCGATTACAACGATTGCAAATATACGCCCAAGTTTTCGGAGATGACGAATTACACGAAATCTTAAAGGAAATACAAGAATGGAAGAAAAACTCTATGAAGTAAAAGTAGCAATTATTGATAGGATAACCAAAGCGGTTAGCGACACATCGGCGAAGATTTTACCCGCCGACTTAAAAACTCTTGCAATCATTGTCTTGCTTTTGTCCATTCAAAAAGGCGATGAAAAGTACGCCGATTTGATTGCTAAATTCATTACTCAAATACACACGGATATATAATTATGGAAGAACTCGAAAAAATTTATGATTATGTGGAAGAAGAACTTGCCGACGCTGAAAAATATGCGAAGTGCGCGGCAAAGTCAAAACTTGTAGGGGACACCGATAAACTATCTATCGCAACTAAACTTTCCGAAGCCGAACTTGAACACGCAAGTATTTGGTACGACTTTATGAGAAACAAGGCGAAAGCAATGCGGTCAATGTACGAAAGCAAATCAGAGCCTATGCCCGAATACATTGAAATGCGTATTACCGATATGACCGATTACTATATGGAAAAGTCGGCGAAAGTTAGGTATATGCTTGATAGCAACAGGAGATAAAGGACAAAAGAAAGGGGATAAGCACTTTGCCTATCCCTTTTCTCTTTATTCTTGTGTCAAGTCGTCCACCTTGTCAAAAAGTTCGTCAATGTACTTTTTAACTTTTCGTACAACTTCTTCTTTTGCGAGCCGTATCGCTTTTTCCCGTTCCGTTTCCCTTACTTCGCATACGGCAAACATAGTATTGTCGGGCAGTTCGGCTCTGGTGTAGTGCGTTTCAAGCCCACAAATCATCGGAGGATATTCCGTATTGCCTACCAATGTTGCGGGGACGCTCACAAAGTTTTCGTTGATAATTATTGCGTTCGCCCTAATGTGTTGTTTATAAGCCAACGCTTGTGCTTTGTATATTCTGTCCATAAGTTCATTGATTGTCATAGTTTTTTCTTCCATTTTTCTATCTCCTTAATATATTCCCGCCCAAACGGTGCATTGCTATAACATTTGTCCGAAAATTTCCATTAGCACGTCAACGACTATACTATCGCCAGCAAGGTGATAAAGGCTTGATGAAGTTTGATTTTTAGCAATTTTATCAAAATCTTCATCTCTTACTCCCATACCACGGAAGCACTCTTTTTCAGTAATTATCCTAAACATTTCCTGCTCCCCCCTGTTTTCTATGATTGCTTCTTTCGGTCTTGTTACAATCGTGTCGAGATATTCTTTTTTGTATGTTATTCGGTCTTTGCCCTGCATAAAGTTATCACTTTTTGAGATTTGCACCATTCCGATATATTCAACACAATTAGTTGTATCTTCAAGTTCTTCGTTAATTATTATCATTCCACTGTGCATTTCTCCCCCGCCCCTTGCGGTTATCGTAGGAAAAGTGCTTTTCCTACCAACCACTCGTTCAAGTGGCTGTTGTTGAGATTTCCACTCTTTAATTTTAGAAAGCATTTTATCACTTAAATAATATTTTTTATTGACTTGTTTTTCAGTAATGTTCTCGACAAATTTTTCAAGTTTAACTCTTTTCGGGAAGTCATAAAAGTAATTCCCAAGCCACGACACCATAAAACACCTTGCGCGAGTTTGCGGGACACCGTATTCTTTTGCGTTCAAGATTTCCCACTTGCTTTTATAGCCTAAACTATCCAATTTCGCCACCCATTGAGAAAAATGTTCGCTGTTGTTAGTCCCGATAACTTCTGGCACATTTTCCATAAGCAAGATTTGCGGGAGATTGCCATTGCACTCGTCAAGTATTCGCTCAACTTCCCAAAGCAGCCCCGACCGTGTTCCGCTTCCTTTTCCCATTCCTAACCCTTTGCCCGCAGAGGAAAGGTCTTGACAAGGAAAACTATAAGTCATAATGTAAGTATATTTATCGGTGTCTGATATTTCAAGGTCGCTTGCGTGGCAGTTGCATACCGATACAAGATTGTGCGTAGCAATAAGATTGTTATATATAACTCTTTGCTTTTCTTCGCCAAGTCGCTTGATTTGGTCGATTGTCATCGGCTCATTGTAATTTGCGCTTATCCCCTTACTATAAAGATAATCTATTACTTCATCTTGTGTCTTTGTTGCCGAATAGTCGGTGTTGTCATCGCCAAAGTGCAAGTCCTTATATGCCTGTATCGATTTGACCGCCCATTCGCATATTTTCCAATGCTCAAAATTTGCACCTAAATATTTTAACGCCAACGCTTGACTTCCATAGCCCGCAAACAACTCAATAAGTCTTATCGGCTTATCTATTGTCAATTTGTGGTCGCCGTCAAATAGCGAGATTTGGTATTCTGCTTGTTTCATTCTTTCACTCCTCATAATCTTTTAATTGTTGTTCATAGTCGGTTCGAGAATAATCAATTATAATTCCTTTTTCGTTGCACATTTCTTCTATACTGTCAACACACGCTTTCGCAAAATCTGCCCCGTCGCAATAGTTGCAAAAGTTCATATAGCCACACGCACACCACCCGTCCTTATCTGCCCTTCCATTTTGTTGTTGTCTATCACAATATGATTGCATTCCTTTTCGCCATTTTGTGCGGTTTTTTCTTTGTGTATTTACTATTTTATCCATTTCGCATAATGATAATTGTTCGTACATTTTTTCACTCCTTATAAATCGTCAAAACTGATTTGATTTTCATCGGTTTCTTTTTTTCCAAAAATCCACCAGTCCATAACTTCTTGCCCGTTTTTCCAAGTTACCGCTTTTTTTTCGGGCATATTGTCCAACATTTTGTCAAATGCTTTAACATAACACTCCGCAATCTTTGGGTTTTCTTTAATGTCGTTCAACTTTTCTTCCAATCTCGCCATAGGACACAAAATGCAACCGAGCCTTTTTTTGTTTCCGCCGCATTGTATATATAACGGGTTTTGTTTGATATTTTCGACTTTTGAAAATTCCCAAATATCGTCGTCCGTCCAATCTATAATAGGGTTAATGATTGTCGCTTTCGTTCTATAACACTGCTCAATCATTCGACGGCTTTCGTCGTTGTCCATATTGTGGATAATGATACCACTACCTTTATTGTCGAGAATTTTAGCCGTTCCCGCTTGTTTCGCTCTACGCACGCTTTCAGCCGCTCGCACACCCGTTACTTTAATGCGCCCTTGTCCGCCTTGTTCTTTAAGTTCAGCGCAACAATATCGACAAATTCTTGTCGGTGGCATATGTTTTTTGACAATCAAATTCCACATAGTTTTTTGAGTTCCGTCCGCATAACGAGCCTTGTCAACGATAACTTCTTTGTCGTCCATTATCTCCCTGACAACCGACGGAATATCTACCGTGGTTAAGTTATAATGCAGTTCGTGCGGTACTCCGCTCATTCCCATAAGGTGTCGGATAACTTTGCTGTCTTTGCCGCCACTGTAACATACATACAGCGGTTCTTCCGACAAGTTTGCTAATTGTATTCTTTTAATCGCTGTTTCGACTTTGTTGACCGTTCCGTCAAGCCTATATTCTATAAGTGCCATAATTCACTCCTTATAAACCGTGTATTTTACGCTTTTCTTGTTTTGCGTGTCAAATATAATTATACGCTCACTCATTTTTGTAAAACTCCATACACAATCTTTGTATTCCGACGAAACACATTGTCTAACACATTCAAGTGCCGTTGCTTCGTCAACGTCGATTATATGTATTATGATTTTCTTTTCCATTTTTATCCCCTTATAAATCGTAATCTTCAATGCTCGGCACGCGCCCTATTATATCCAACTGCTCTGGGGTGTACTGCCGCTCGGTGAAGTTCGCCTTGCCTTGCTTTGTTCGTTGCTCTTTAAGTGCGTTGAATGCCCACTTTCTTATAGCTAAGTAATCACTCTTTGCCGTATAACCCTTATAAGCCCGATATTCGCTATAAAAGTCTATTGCTTCCTTTCCGTCGGTCATTCCGATAAGAGTGTTATATTCCTTTTCAGTCAATAAAACATTCTTATATTGCCCATACTTGTGTTTTGGAGCGGGCGACGACGGCTTGTCCGTCGGGCTTTCTTTTTCCACATTTATGTCTTTTTCTTCTATACTATTCTTATCTAACCTATCCTTACCTAACCTATACTGGGTATCCATTTGGTATCCATTTGGTATACCAAGCGGTAACTTCTCGGTATAAGCACCGTTTTCCTTGACCTGTAATTGCGCCATTTCTTCGGTGTAATTCGTCGGTTTATAGCGGTCGTTCCGTATGTAATTATTTATTCGCCAATGCTTAATTACCACAACTCCGCTCTCGAACGGAATAACGAAAGCCTTTGCGACAAGCAATCTCATATCATCATCGGCGCACCCAATCAGTCGTTGCAGTTTTTTCGGGTTATTGATAAAACCGTCATCGTCCGCTCGCATTGATAAGTGAAAATATAATGCTTGTGCCGACAAGGGCATATCAAGAAACGCATCGCTGTCTATTATTGTTTTTGCAAACATTCTTCTTTCTGCCATAAGCAATCTCCTTTTATCCATAAAAAAACCACTTAAACTTCCCTTATTGTGATAGGCGGGGTTGTTTAAGCGGTTTAGGATAACCGATATTCAGTTGCCGATACTCAATGCTATCACTCACCGAATACCGATTACAAGCCTATTATATGCTTGCTTTATGCGTTTGTCAAGCGGTTTTTGCGAAAAAGTTAAGAAAAATTAAACTTCCCAGCGATGACCGCAATTTTGGCAAATAGCATATTGTTTGGTTTTACTACCTTTCTTTATAAGTAAAGGAAATAGAAGTGCAACACCGCAAGTAAAGAAACCGAGAATAAGCCAAAGGCAAACACCGAGAACGCCACGCTTTTTCTGTTCGGCAATAACTTGAACTTTTACATCATCACTTTTGCAATTCGGGCAAATCATAACAAATCTCCTAATTTGGTTTTATTTATAAGAAAATACTACCATAGACCACCTATAAAGTCAAGAAAAAAAGTATAAAAAACATTGTCAAAGTGGTCGTAAGTGGTTGACAATCGGACAAGCAAGTGGTATAATGATAAATAGTTGGAGGTTAGAAATGGAAAACTCGAAAGAAAAACAAGAAACGAAAAGAAGTATCAAAATCAGCGAAAGCACCCATAAAAAAATGAGTGATATTAAGGCATACTATGGAATACCATTTACAAAACAAGTAGATGTTGCTATTAAAGACTATTACGACAAAGCAAAAAAAGGACAACTGCAATGAAACGGTTTTATGCTTTTGAAAAAGACAAGCCGCAGAGTTGTAAAGAATGTAATTGTCATAAGTATGTACACGAATTAAAGCCTTGTGATGTATGCTGTTCGGTAGTAACGAAATATGCGTGCCTTTTGGACGGTCATTATGATTTTGTGAGTTTTGAAAACACTTATGAAAAGTGTCCGATAAAATCACTTGACAAGGTAATAAAAAAACTTATAAAGGAGAAGAAAAATGTTACTTGATTGGTTGTTTGGCAGCAAAGATAGTGAAGTCGATAGAGCGGACGACGAAGTTTCAATTTTTGAAGATGACGATGACGACTAACTTTGACGAAGAAACCCACAAATATACAATAGACGGCATAGAATATCCGAGTGTAACCGAAATTTGTGAGCCGATTTCTTTCAAGCGATTAGACGCGTTGTCCAAAAGTTTGCTTGACAGGGCAAAGCAACGTGGCACGGAAGTCCACGAACTTTGCGAAACTTATGCGCTTACAGGTGAAGTTGATGACGAAATGAAAGAAAGCCCATATTTGCCCTATATTGCAAGTTTTGTCGAATGGTATAAAACTTATCGACCAAAAGTGATTTACACGGAAAAGGCACTGTTTTCGGCGAAATTAGGGTATTGCGGGAAGTGCGACCTTGTTTGCGAAATCGACGGAAAGATTTTTTTGATTGATTACAAGGCAACAAGCGTAATTGACAAGAAGTCGTTGTCGGTGCAGTTGGTCGGGTACAAGAACTTACTTGCCGAGTATGGCATAAACACCGAGTGCGAATATGTATTGCACTTAAAAAAAGACGGATATGTTTTCAAGCCGATAAAACTCGATTATGAGTGGTTTGATATTTTACTTAAACACAATAAAAAATTAAAGGAGAAATATAATGGAAAATGACATTATTGTTTATGAAGCACCAAAGGCGGAACTTTCTACCAGAAGAAACAACTATGAGTTGAGGATAGGAGATTTTTCGACAACGCTTAAAAGGGGTGTTGATTTTGGTAAAGTGCCGAAAGCGAAAACACCGTCATTATGGAAAAGCGGAGCGGAAAAAGTCCTTATGGGATATAATCTCGCCTATGATACCGAAATCACCGATAGTTATAAAGACTATAATAAAGGGTTTTTCTATTATGAGATTAAGGCAACCGCATACTATGACGGCAAAGTCGTAAGAACGGGTGTCGGGTGCGCTAACACAAATGAGCGTTCTTTCGGTGTAGCGGGAGCGTTTGATAGTGCCAACAGTGCTTTGAAGAAGGCAAAAAAACGGGCTGTGGTTGATTTGGCACTCACAATAGCGGGACTTTCCGACGCATTTACGCAAGACATTGAAGATGAAAGCAACGAAGAAAGGGCAAAGGAAATTTTGTCCGACAATGACCCGATAACCCCGAAACAAATCAAGAGAATTTTTGCGATTGCGGCGAACAATGAGATTACGGCTGAAAAAGCAAAGCAACTTCTTGTGAGCAAGGGCTATGCGTCCACAAAAGACATTAAGCAAAAAGACTATGACGAAGTGGTTGAATATTTTGAAAAATACAACGAAAACAAATAAGGAGAAACATATATGATTTATCTTGTAGAAAAAGGCGAAAACAAAAGTAAGTATGAAATCCGTAAAGTAAGGTACATTGAGAGTTGCAAGTGCAATAAACTCAATATACAATACAAAGACAAAGTAACAAACGCTTATGAAGAAGCAACAATCACGATTTGGGGCGAGCAGTTGGCGATTACCCCGCATAATTGGGAAAAGAAAACCAAAGGCGACGAAATCCAAATCAACAAGGTGTCGGCAATCGGGCTTAACCCCGAATACAAAGGCAAGAGAACTCTTAACATTACAGTTCCGTCCGACGGCTTTTCGCTTATAAGAGCGAATTGGGGCAACGACGGCGACACTGAAACAACCACTACCGCACCGCAATCTTTTAGCGGAATGGACGACTTTTTACCTTTTTAAGTGAATAATGGATAAGTTTGTTATTATATCGGACACAAGACAGCAAGAGGGCAAGCACGAAGCAAAACTTGCATATTTTAAGGCACAAGGTTATAAAGTAGTAAGGACGAAACTTTTTGTCGGTGACTATGCCCGACTTGATAACCAAACGATAGCCATTGACACGAAGAAAGATTTTCTGGAACTCTGCGGAAACGTCTGCGGAAACCAACACGAAAGGTTTAGGGACGAGTGCAAGCGGGCGAAAGAGTGCGGAATACAACTTATAATTCTTATAGAAGAAATACCGCCGCACGGAAATTTGGCTGAATGGCACTCTCCCCGAACGAAAGTCAAAGGGGAAACCCTTGCAAAGTGTTTGCGAACAATGCAAGAGCGATATGGCGTTAAGTTTGGCTTTTGCGATAAGGCAAGCACGGGGAAAATCATTATAAACATACTTAAAGGAGTAGATAAATGAAAGTACGACAAGTGGCGGAACTCGTTAAAGAGATTTTGGAACAGAAACCGAGAGCAAGGGACTGCGATTTTGTCCTATATGGGTTTGTCCTGAACAAGTACGGGTATTCAATCAATATCCCGTTTGGTGAACTTGCGGAAAGAGTAAAGGCGAAAGAAATTCCGTCAATGGAAACGGTAGGGCGCACAAGGCGCAAATGTATGGAACTTTACCCGTCGTTGCGCGGTAAGTCTTATGAGCCGAGAGAAGAAAGGCAACTTGAATTTGTCGATTTTGCAAAGGACGGAAGTATATGAAACCCGAAGATTTTATTAAAGAGCAGGAAAAGCAAACAAAAGCGGCGTTAGATTTAGGCACATTATTCGCGCTTTTTGCGATTGTGGGGCTTGTACTTGACATTGCGCTTGCCACAAGACACGCCACAACGGGTGTGGAAATCGCAAGTTATGTAATTATAGGGATAATATTAGTGCTTGTTGTTTTTTCGTCATTAGCGGCGGTTAGGTCAGCAAAAGCCGATATGAGAACACTTAAAGCACTTAAAAAGGCGGTGGAAGAATATGACAAGCAAGCAGAATGAGAAATTACAAGACCTTGTATGTGCAATGATATATAATTGGTTTGGGCTAAACATAGGCGAACTTGCCAAAATAGCAAAACCCTCAAAGTGTACTTACATCAATTCCGACGAAATACAAAGGCTTTGCCGAGAAATAGGAGAAGAAAATGATTAGTTTATTCAATGAAGATATAATGGCGTTGCGGATTTATACAAGAGTGGTAAAACCCGCCGAGAACGAGTTTATCACCTATCCCGACACGATATGGAAGAAGATACTTGTATTATATGAAGAAAAGACACCGAACTTTAAGGACACCGTTTTTTCTATCATAGAGTATGAGTTTGAAAACGATAACCATACCGTTTATGAGAATAGGACAAAACTTGAAAACCTAACCGATTATAGGGATAAGTGTAACAACGCTCTTGACGACGGATTTAGGGAAATTGGAGTTCGCGCCTTGCAAGACGAACTCGCCGAATGGTATTACGGCAAAGAGCCAGAAGAATGGCGGTGCGGCAACGAGCCAAAGGAATAATATATGTTAGATATTATACAAGATATTGACGAAAATGGCGAACCCGTCCAAATGGACGAAATCGACTATAAGATAGACAAAATCAAAAAAGGCACAAGCGAAATGTTTTCGAGGCTTATCGATGAAAAAATTGCAAACGAAGCCCGCTCTAAACCGCTTACGGCAAAATACGGCTATCGCCTTGCAACGAAAATTACGGCGGTTATCCACCAACTCGGACTTAAAGACACCGACCATATTATTAGTCTAAATAATGACGATATAAGGGGCTATTTCAACGCCTATTCCGACCTTATCGCATTTTACAACGAATACTTTGACTTTCCTGCCAACAAGCAAGATTTTTGCGCCCTAATCGGCATAACGGTAAAAGTTTACAATTCGTGGGCAGAAGATGACGATGACGAGCGACGGCTGTTGGTGCAATCAATCGACGATTATTTCAACTCACTCGGCTTTCACGCAGGCGAAGTCGGAAACGTCAACGACAAGGCAACAATGGCGCGAATGAAAATTAAGGACGCGGGGCAAGGGCTTGTGGAAAACAACTTTTCGGCAACAATCTCGGTTGAAAACAAACTTAACCAAAGCCCGCTTGAACTCCAAAAGCAACTTGAAAGGCTACTCGGCGCAAGTATGACGGCGGAACAAAAAAAATTAAAATAATAAAATAAAAACACTTGACAACCGCATTTGGATATGATAATATTAAACCATACCAAAGGCGGTTTTTACATAAAGGAGTAAGAAAAATGAACTTTGCTTATATGAGAGTTAGTACAAAAGATAAACAAGAATTTATCCGTCAAGAGTTTGTGCTTAAAGACTATAAGATAGATAAAGTGTTTGAAGAAAAGATAAGCGGGACTAAAAAGGCTTGCGGTCGTCAAGAGTTTGAGAAAATGCTTAAAGAACTTAAAGCGGGCGACACGGTTTACTTTGAGAGTATGAGTAGAATGGCAAGGTCGGTGCAAGACCTTATCGAAACCACTGACTTGCTTGCTCACAAAATGAAAGTAAAGGTAGTATTTATTAAAGAAAATCTTTCTGTCGGCGGAAATGGGCTTGACGCAATGGGCGCACTGCTCTTTAATGTAATGTCGGCATTTGCACAATTTGAACGCGACATTATAGCAGATAGGACAAAACAAGCATTGCAAGCCCGAAAAGCGGCGGGAGTGGCACTTGGGCGCAAGAAAAGCGACAACTATGATGAGCAAGTCGCCGAGATTGAAAAGTGCCTTAAAAACGGATATACGGCGCGAGAGATATGGGAAAACCGAGAAGAACTCGGAATAACCTATGGTCGCTCCCGTGTCTATGAATTAGTAAAAAACATTGGAGGTAATAGATGAAAACAACAAGTGAACTTATGGCAACGATTGCCGAGTGCCACGCAAAAGTTTCGCCTATGATAGCGGACGAGCAATGGGTGGACAGCGACGGCAACATTTATCAAATTGACAGGTCGCCCACAAATTGGGCAGCGGTCGTTAAAGCAAACAAATTGAAGAAGAAAAGGAGAAAAAGAAAATGGTAAGGAGTACAATATTAACAGACGCGTTCAGTGAGTATAATGGCGACTGCGAAAAGGTGGAACGCCTTGAAGCGATTGAGAACGCAATCGGCGAGATTGAAGAATTGGGCTTTGAAACCTACGCAGGGCGCACCCTTGCTAAACTCAAAGAGATGAAAGAGTACTGCGAGGAAGAAATTAAAGAAGAAGCGGAATTTGAGGGTGTTTGCCCTTATTGCGGAGCGGACTTGGACTATGACGACAGAAGTGACGAATATGTGTGCAACGAATGTGGCTACAACGGCGGATATGTACCCGACGAAGATAAAATCGACGAACTTTTAAGGAGTTAAGAAAATGACAAAACAAGAACAGATTGAAGAAATGAGAAGAGAAATTGGGAACGGGTTTCGGAAAGCAGATTGTAGAAAGCCATACACGAACGAGCCGTATCCGTATTTTGAAACGCAAATAACAACAATCGCAGAAGCACTTTATGAGGCGGGTTACCGCAAAATAAAGGGAAAGAATGAAACACTTGAAGAACAAATCAAGCACCTTAACACGATTGTTGAACGACTTGACGAACTTCTCGGGAAAGGCATAAACGATTATATAATGGGCATAGACGGCGTTGAAGGCATAAAGGATATGTGGGAGCGTTCGGCGGTCAGGGCGTTTGCGGAAAAGGTTAAAACGAAGTCTTATGTGAACGACTATTGCCGTGAAGTTGTGGAAATCGACAAAATCGACGAACTGTTAAAGGAGTATAAAGAATGAAAATCAAAGACGTTAAAATTGGGCAAAAATTCAAATTTTGGAAGATAGAGTTTGTGAAACTCGACAACTCTTACGGTGGATGTTTGTGTCTTGCGACGAACATCTTATTTAAAAAACGCTTTGACGAGGACAGCGCAAACAACTGGGAAATATCAACGCTCCGCCAAAAACTTATGGAAGTTATTGGAGATTATATCGACATAAGCGCATTAGTGTCGTTTGACAGAGATTTGACGACCGACGACGGAATGACTGATTACGGACATTGCACGGACACCATATCGCTATTAACTTGCGACGAATACCGTAAATACAGGAAACTTATCCCGAACTGCGGGGAATGGCATTGGACGATTACAGCGGACAGTGTGATATACTCGGACAATGTTCGCTTTGTCTATTCAGACGGTTCACTGGGCAACCTCGATGCGTACTTCGGTCGCAGCGGGGTTCGTCCGCTTTGTGTTCTGAAACCTGATACTATTGTGGAGGTGTAAAATGCCGAAGATAAGAGTTGAAATCGAAGTGCCAAAGAATTGTGAGTTTTGCAAATACGCAATTTCTCATTATAGCCCTGTTTGTGTTAGTTATATATGCGACCTTTTTAATGAAGAAGTTGGTTTCTCTGCAATAACTTGCAATGGGGTGTCCAAAGACGAAACGATGTATTATAAATGTGAACAATGCAAACAATCGGAGGTAGAAGAATGAGCAACTATAAAAGATTAACAAATAACAACAGCGACGAGTATGACGCTGAATACGATTTCTGCTGTGGCTGTCAATACTTTGGTGAACCTTGTGGGTGTAATAGACCAAACGGCACTTGCGACAATTATGACCGTTTTCTTGAAACATACGACCGCCTTGCCGAACTTGAAGATAAAATTGAGAAAGGAAAGCTCGTATTTATTGACGAACCATTTTGGTCGGAATATCACGATTGTTGGGCAGTTTTTCAAAGAACAGAAGATATAGTACAAACTTGTTATATGACTGTAAATCAAGCGAAAGACTACAAAAGCCGAAAAGATGTTGGAGGAGAAGAAGAATGAATATATATTTAGGAAACTTATCAATCGAACAAATCGAGAGAGAATACAATGTTGTGTTTACAGAAGAAGATAAACAATGGCTTCAAGAACATCATCAAGACGAGGCGAGCAATATACAAAGGGACAAGTGGCATTTTTTCGATATACCTCGAGTTATGATGACAGGAAGCAACGAATTTGCAAGAGAAATTTATGATAGATTTAGTAAATATTCGTTCAAAGGACAATTTGGTATAGCGTGGTAAAAAATGAGGTTACACGAGTTAAAAATTAAAGCAGAGTATGCAAATGCGAAACTAAAAGGTATCAAGCCATTTGAAATACGCCTCAATGACAGGAACTATCAAGTAGGCGACATTATCAGATACACTTGCATTGATAGCCCTTATGTAAACGATAAACTCAAAGATAAGTTGTATCACATAGTTTATATCACAGATTATATGCAACTAAAAGATTATGTTGTGTTCTGTGATTTAGAAGTAGAAAGTGAAAATAAAATATTTGATAATTCATACGAGGAGAAAGAAAAATGAAATTTCCGACATTTGAAGAAATTGATAAAGGTTATTGCGTTTATACCGACTATGTATATCTCGGCAAGGACGATTGTGGCGAGCCTAAATATGGCGAGAAAAAAGACCTTGAAGTTATAATTGCACATAATAATTATAAGGAAATTCTAAACGGAGTTTATATTACTCGTAATAGGAAACACGAAAACACGGGTTTCAAATTCACTATCGCAGGCAATAAATATGGTTATCACTATAATTATTCTGAAAAAGGTTGGGCTGATTGTATAGCCAAAATCAAATCCATTTTATCGTTTTATCGTAGGTGCATTGACACCATTTTGGAAGAAGAATGAAAACACGAGAAATCACGGACGAAATTAAAAAGCAAGTAGTCGAGTGTTATAACCGTCATTATTCGACAGAAAAAACACTTAACATAATTCCTATAAGCATATACCAGTATTATGGGATATTACACGAGGCAAGGGAAAAGGGCGAGTATGTGATACCGCCCCACTCCCCAAAACCAAAGCCGCCGAAACCGCAGAAAGTGCAGAAACAGCACGAGTACGATGTGCGCCGATATAATAACCCTAAAACCGCAGCAAACATAGAAAAGACCATTGCAATGCGGGCGGACGGAGTAACGCTCCGAGAAGTCGCAGAAAGGCTTGGCGTGTCGCTTGGAATGGCAAAATACTATTGGAGTATAGCAATATATAGGGGCGAGCAAAAGACGGGCAGACCGAACAAGTTTGAGCCGAGCGGCGTTGAGATTGCCAGAATGAGGCAACTATATGCGGGCGGAGCGTCGGTTGCCCAGATAGCCGCAGAAATGGGCGTAAGCGGGACGACAATATACAAGTACATAAAAGATAATAAATGGCACAGGGCGGCGGTTAGGGATATTCACCGCGAGCGCGTGATATACTTATACCGTTGCGGGTTCTCTTATAGTGAGATTGCCCGCACAATAGACCATAGTATAAACTATGTAGGTAAATTATTAGACGGGGAAAAGAACAGGAGAGGCAGACCGTGGACGGGCGACGACGAAAGGGCTTTGATTGCAGCCGTCAAGGACGGGAAAACGCCCGCCGAGATAGCCCTGCAAATGGGACGGAGCGCAAACACAATATCACAATACATTTACTTATTGCGGAAAGGCGGCAAGATACCGCCGAGCCAAAGGGCGATAAACCGCCTTAAAAACGGCGAAAGCACAGCGGACGAACAAGTTATCACCCGAATATAAAAAACCGCCCACGGGGCAATCACGGGGCGGAAAAGGGCAAAAAGATACCCACGGCACAAAACCGTGGGCTTTTCTTTACTTTGTTTCTAAACAATTTTTTAATTCAAATACTATTGCAGGGGGGCAACTTCCGTCGCCTTTGTCAAAATAACCGTCCTTTAATATGTTATCAAACTTTTTGACCGTTCGCTCTATCCATTTTTGGTAAATGTTTCGTTTGCCGTTCCATTGTAAGATGATTTCATTTTTGCAATATGCAATAGGGCTAACAAGCGTATTACTTCCGCTTAACCAAACAAATGGATATATGTTTTTTTTGGCGATTTTGTCAGTGTCCAAATATTGCCTAAAACAATTAAGTTCTTTAATGTCCATTTTCAAAACTCCTTTGATGTTATTATTTTTTAAGCACTTCTTCAAGTGTGTAGATGTATTTTTCACGGGTAAATACCACCGCTCCGAAAAGGCGGGCTACCGCATAGGCGCGTCGCTTGTCGGTGTAGTCCCTTTGTTTTCCGTTTATAAAAAGCGTATAGATTGTCATTTTTCTATTCTCCTAAAATGTATTGTATGTCGCTTGTTGGTAAGTCGCAGATTTGTACGCGTTGCAGGTCGGGCGAGTTCGGGAGCGATACGAGCGCGTCGCCCTTGCCGAGCAGGTCAACCGCTTTGGCGCAATCAATTATATTTATGCTATGTCTTTGATTATTGACCGAAAGACAGATTTTTGTTTGGCAGCCGTATTTTACGGTCGAATTGATAACTTGTAGCACGGGATTTTGTGTCGCTATAATCGCGAACACATTGCAGGCGCGCCCCAGATTGACAACTTTATTCATAAGTGTATCAAGCATATCACGCGCTTCCTTTGTGCCTTGTCGCAGTTGCGCGTATTCGTCGATGACAAGCATGAAAAGCGGAAAGTCGGAAAGGTCGGCTTTTCTCTTGCCTTTTTCTTGTAAAATCTTGTAGCGGTTGTCGATTTCGTCGGCGGTCTTGCGGATAAGGCGCAATGCCTCGTCGAATGTATAGGCGACGGGTTCAATAAGTTGTGGCAGTCGCCCGTCATATATTGAAAACTCCGTGCGCTTTAAGTCAATCATTAAAAAGACGATTTCCGACGGCTTCGCGCCGATTGCAAGCGAAAGCACAAGATTATTTACAGCAACGCTTTTACCGCTCCCCGTTGCGCCCGCTACAAGCACCGAAAGGGTGTCCATAATATTAGCAGTAATAGGCTTATTGTCCGTATCAATGCCGATGAGCATTTCGCCCGCGCACTTGTTATATGCGTTGCGCCCGAAAGCGAAAAAGTTAGGGAAAGCGCGTTCAGGGTTCGGGATTGTTATTTTAAGCGTATTGCCGACGCCCGTATTTGCGTTGTAAGTGATTTTTTGCCCCGTGGCGATTTCCAGTGCGCCGACAGCCTTTTTGACCGTTTGCGGCGTGTTTCCGCCGTCAAGGTGTGCCGTGTATGTCGTGCAGGTGTAGCCCAGAACGGCAGGCGCAACCGTGCAAGGCGCGCCGTGTGCAGTTAAGGTCGATTGTATAAGGGTTTCAGTATAGTATTTCATTTTTCCGCCCTCGTTATCTCGTACACGTCAAACGCCTTGCCGCTTGCAACTTTTCGGAAGGTGTAGCCGCACGCTTCAAAAATTGAATAAAAGCACGATACACCGCATCCGCCATCAAATGACGGTAAGCCCGCCCACACGTGCACGCCATACGGGAAGGCTTCGCCCGCTTCCGCGTGGTCGTATAAAATTTTAAGTATTTCGGGGTTCTGGTTCATCGCGCTTGCTATTGCCGCGCTTTGCTTATCATACCCGCACCCGCTCGCGCTTCCGTACGTCGCGACGCGCTCCGCCGCCACTCTTGCGCGGGGGTTCATTCCCCACGTTCTATTTTTGTGCCACTCGACGACGACAGACACCGCCGCGGGGGCTTCGACTTCCTCAACCTCGTGGACACGCTCAAAGCGTTTTGCGATTTCTCGGTCGATTTCGCGCTTGCGTTTATTCGTGATTTTCTCAATGATTTTTTCGGGCAATTTGTCGCCCGTCGGCAATTCCCTAACCGCCGCCAGCGTCGAAGGCGTCAAAAAATGATTTGCGCGCCAGTCCCTCAAAAAGTCGCCAACGGTCGCCTCCCCAACTTCGTCAATCGTGTTGTTTAATTCATTGTTGTAATGTGCCGTGATTTTTTCTCTTAATTCGTTGTAATACATATTATACACTTTTTTAAAACTCCTTTATTTTTATAATTTTCTGGTCTATGAGTTTTTGCAAAAACTCCCGCTTATTTTTGCTATCGTCAAAACCGCCGTGGAAAATTTTACTATATTGAAAATATCCGATTTCGTTCCTGTAGTCGTTCAAAAACAAATATAAATGTTTTCGCGTTGTATTTGAAAAGTCCCAGTCGTTACCAAAAACGATTTTACCGCTTTTTTTGTCGATAACGGCGATTATGCTATCATAACTCTGGAAAACGATTTTCTTTTCGTCGTTCATAATAAATTGATTTTTATTATAAAATTGTCTGATATACATTGTAAACTCCTTTCCCCGCGATAACGCCCGCGGGGTGGCGGTATTTTTTTTATTCCTTTATCTACTAACTAAAGTATTGCAAATATAGCCGTTTATGTCCCTTGTTACAATTTCGTCGTTTTGTTGCCTTAATAATACCACGGCGGCGCGGTGTTGTCAATAGTTTTTGCCATACCAATTCTGATATAATGCCATATCACTATTGATATATATATCACTTGTATATTTATACATACTATTGTATATTTATACATAAGGGTATAAAAGGGGCTACAAGGCACGGAACGCGGGCGGCGCACTCTTTCCCCGTCTATATCGCTAACGCCTTTATATATGCCTTTATACGCCTTTAATATATTATATATCTTTTCTTTTCTCTTAAAACAAGTTATAAGCACTCACTTATATATCATAGTTTATTTATATTATTATAGTTTATTGTTTTGTTGCCTAAAAAAGTAAGTTATATATACTTTACTTATCACACGCGCGCGAGTGGGTTTATAGTGATTTAGGGCGGTTTATGGGCGATTATGGGCTATTATGGCGGGATTTCTGGGCATTTTGGGCGGTCGTATCCGTCAAACGGTCGTTTTCTGGACGCTGGAACGGCTTGCGGGCGCGTTCGGGCGTGTTTTTCCGTGCGTGCGGGCGCGGGGTGTCCCCCTGCCATTTTTCGCGCGCGCCCAATCCCTGCGGGTTTACCCCCTCATAGTGTGCGGCGGTTATATAGGGGAGAACGAGTGGTGTGTGGAGCAAAGTGAGTGCGAGTGAGTGTGCTTATTGCATAATAATTAGAGCATAAATATATATAATATAGGGGGTGGTGGGGCGAAAGGTTGATTTTGTGGCAAAAGAAAAAGAGCGGTGAAATGTTGCTTCCGATAACAAATCATCACTCTTTCTCAAAATGGGGGAAATGAAATACTACATTTTCATTTATACAATTATAGTATAAGCGATTTGGTGCGGAAAGTCAAGGGAAAGTGCGAAATTGAAATATTTGAGCGAAAGATGTTCAGTGTGGTGATAATGTTTTTGGTGGAAAGTGTCAAAATGTATAAATATTCAAAAAGTGCGGGTGGCGGTGCTAACTATAATTAGCAAATTTGTGGAAAAAAGTGGTTGACAGTTTAGTATTTTCAGATATATAATAAAGATAGACATTGGTTGTATTTTGTCCTCCTGTTGTATTTTAATTCGGGAAAGGCGGGTTGTGTGAGAGCAACCCGTTTTTTCTATTTATTTTAATAAGGATTATCTTTGTAGATATTAAAAAAGGAGAAAGGTATATATTATGGAAGAATATAAAGCGGTCGTCGTAACCGACGAAAAAAAGATAAAGGAAATCAAAAGTGCGTTGTTATCAAGGGAAAGTTCGATTGCGGATATTAAGCCTGCCGCGCCTGACAAGTTGCCTGAAAATGCACAAAAAATGTGGTTTGGTAAGGTTGACAAATAATAGCACATAATGATATTATATTTATAGACAAAAGAATAAACGGTTAAGAGCCGAAATCGCCCGACAATCACGGGAATGTGAGTACGCTCTTGACTTTTGGTAAGTTTCGACACGGATTTTCGCTACCGTAGTTCGGACAAAAAAGCCCTTGTAAATTGCTGAAAGGCAGTAAGTTTAAGCAGGGGCTTTAATTTTTTTGAAATTTTTTCTATTTTTTTAAGAAAATCTCTTGACAGCAGTGGTCGAAAGTGGTATTATTTGCTTATCAACAGTAGGAGGTCATCAAAAATGACTAATAAAGAAAGGCAAAAGAGCCTTGATAAACAAAAGTGGGTAAACAGCGAAGATTTTGGCTATGATTTAAGCGGGAAACTTTTTTATTGCGACCATTGCAAGTTTCAAACGGAGCGCAATATGATAAAAAGTTGTATGGCAAGTCAAAAACAGCGCGAAGAAAAGAGCCTTTGCGCCACGGCTTATAACAAAATGGTTAGAGGAGGAAATAAATAATGGATAAACTTTTACAATATTCGGGAATGTTGGAACGCTTTGCTTTCTTGTCGCTGCTCCGTTCGGGCGACAAAATTCTCGGGGAAACGGTTGATTTTACCGATGAGCAAAAAGAAAGGCTTAAAAATTATTCGGAAAATTTATAAAACCCGTTGACAAAAGTGGGCGTTGGTGGTAATATCAAAGAGTAATCAACGTTTACTCCTGACATAAAAACACATTGGTTACTAATTGCGTAGCGAGGTTCAACCTTGCCGCGACCGCGATTGCCGACTTATATGGGTTGGTTATGATAAGGTTATCTCGAAAGTTTCCTTGTTGTGTAAAACATACTGTCATATAAGCGGTTAGGGCGATGAACCAACCTAATTGCCCAACTCCTTTGCTTTGTATCAAATAGTGTTGCTTCGGCATTGTTGTTTGTACATTTATAACTCCTTTATGCGGTTTGGGCGACACCGTACAAAAAGTCGCCCACTCCTTTGTTTTTTTGCATTATGAGCGTAGATAATTATGCAAATACAATAAACATTTGTAATAAAGAACTTAATAAGCGACTTAATAAAAAAGCGTTGTGGGACGATGATGAAACCGTTTCACAACTTTTTGATATTCTTTACACTGCCTATTGGCAACAAATTCATAAAGTTTTAGTGCCACAAGAGAATAAAACGGCGGAAGCGGAAATTTGCTCCCATATTAGGTGCATTATTTCTAATCACCTATTGCCTTTATATGCCAAAGTGGAAAAATTGAGCAAGATTGCGAAAAAATCGCCCGAAAACACAAAGTTGTTGAATAAGTATATGGAACTTTACGATAACTTTTATGCGCTCGCGGCGTTTCGCTCGCTTAAACACTTTGCTCTTTATATGGAATTTGATACCGACCCGAAAGATAGGGTGTGGGAAAATGTAATGCCTTGCTTTGAGGGGCTTTACTTCTATATAAACAAAATGGTGCTTGACGGCTCTATAAAACATATATGTAAACAATATCCAACGGGGTTTGGCAAGTGCATACTTGAAACTGAAAAGGCATATACTCCGAACGGATATATTCCGCTTAAAGACCTTAATGTTGGCGATATAGTATATTCTCTTAAAGATAATAAACTTGTTGAGCGCAAAATAACCAACAAATGGAATAGTAGGAAATCTCAAATCAAAATAACGGCAAGGAACGGTCAAACGATAATTTCAAGCCCCGAACATCATCACCTTACACAAAGGGGATATGTGCGTGCCGACGAAATAACGGCAAGCGACTATATCTATGAATTTTGTGCAAAAACCGACGGCGGGCAAGAGATTGATTACGATGAGTTGTTTTTCATCTCTTGTATGCTTTTTGAGGGGCATTGCAAAAAGAATTTATATAAGTTTGCACAACAAGACAATGAAGTTGCCGCCGCATTTGAGAAATGCCTTGGAAACTTGAATTTTGATTATGCAAAAAAGTATCATAATAATTGTTTAGAATATAGGATTAAGTCAAATAACGGAAGAGTTGCCGAACTGTTGAAAAAGTATGGAATTTTTGGGGAATTAGCCACCGAAAAAAGACTTCCGCAACAATTTTTTAACTTATCTTTGAAGCAAAAATATGAGTTTTTGGGGATAATGTTCGGCACGGACGGATATATTTGCAAATTAAGGGACGGCGGAAGCCTAACGGGGATAACCCTTGCCAACAAACCGCTTATTGGCGACATTCAAAGACTGTTGTCATCTTGTGGTATTTATAGTCTTGTAGGCTATAAGCCCGTTCACCTTAATGGAAAACTTTTTGATAGTTGGGTTTTGCAAATCCCCGACGAGTTCATAGAGGAAATATATAACAACATATATTGTTTCCATAAACAACAAGTCTTAACCGACCGATATAACGACATTTGTGCAAAATCTATGAAACCATACTCTAATTGCATAAACTATCCGAAAGAACTCTTTATAGGCAAAAAAGGGTTTAAGCGTAGAGTAAATAAAATATGGAATAGGAATAGCACATTTAAGCGTAGTTTTGTTGAAAAATACAACAACGAAACAAACGAATTAAACGATATTGTTTCAAAAGATTTTGTATGGCAAAAGGTAAAGTCAATAGAAGCAATTTCGGAAGAAGCAAATATGGTTGATATTGAAGTTGAAGAAACTCACAACTTTATTTGCAACGGCATTGTAACACATAATAGTTATAGCGACGTAGAAGCCATATCTTTTATATTTGGTATAAACCCTATAAACAATGATATAATGAAAGTGGTGGGCAACCCCACGCTTGTGTCGGACGTTATGACAGGCATAGTCAATACAATGAGTAGTGCAAGATATGCCAAAGTGTTCCCATATTACGCGCAATTTAACGGCAAGGAAGAGATTTTTTCCATTTGTAGAATAAGTCAGGGCAATCAGGGCATTTTGGTAATAAACGGCTCTAAACGCCCCAAATCATTCCTTTGTTGCGGAAAAGAAACCGCTATTGACGGCGGTCGCTTTAAGTATAGATTTTATGATGATATTTGTAGGTCGAAAGACAAGGAAAATATCAATGAACACGACAAGGACTGGGCGAGATATAACGATTGTTGGAAAAAGCGTGAGTACGACCAGTATAACTCATTTGAGATAGCGGGTGGCACTGCCTATTCAATTTATGACTTTTTGTCAAGATACAAGGAAAAGTTTGGCGCAAAAAAAGCCGTTCCCGATACTCGCTTTAAGTACACCTATGTGAACGAAAGCACTCGATTTGTTTCGGTGTCCTGCCCTAAACTTGACTTTGACACCGATGAAAGCACTTATCCCGCAAAATACTCAACAGCGGAAGCAAGGGAAGAACGCAATAGAGATATGCGTACCTTTATGGCAATGGAACAACAATCGCCATTACCGCCAGAGGGAACACCCTATTATTGGGATAATTTAAGATTATATACGGATTTGCCCGCAAAAGAGTGCAACGGTGGCACAAGAAGTGATTTTTCGTGGGCAGCACTTGACTTGCCGAGAAAAGGAAACAACTATGCCGCGCTTGGCATTTTCTATCGGGATAACAAGAGCAAGGATTTTTTCTTCACCGATTGCGTTTATGAAAAGAAACCGCTTGACGGGAAAATCGCCGATAAAGAGTTGTTGGACTATATTTGTGAAAAAATGGTTTTCCACAAGACAACTAACCTTGTCGTAGAAACAAACACGAACTCAATGATTGTAAGCGAGATAAGGAAAAGGCTTGCGGCACTTGGGTGGTCGTGCAACATTATACCGCAATACTCTTATGAAAATAAAGAAGTAAGGATATTTAATACTCAAAGCGCAATTTTGGAGCGTATTCGTTTCCCTGACCGAAAAATGTTCCCCGAAAGTTCAAATATGGGACAACTTATGCGCCACGTTGTTTGCTATGCTTATGACGGCAAAAACGACGACGGAATTGATATGATTTCGATGTTTGCAAAGGCATTTGTAAGCAATGGTGTGAAAATGGGAGCGATTGAGGTGCTTGAAACTCGCCGATAAATATTACTTTTTTTATTAAAAATATGTTGACAAACATAAAAAATGTTTGATAATATAAAAATAAGGACACTGCGATTATGGAGAAGTATGTAATTTGCCCTTGCTGCAAACGGGCTGATAAGCCGCTTGATATTGAAGTTCCCGACGGATTTGAGGTGGACTTTGATATGCGACACTACACACATAAAACTTTTTGTGATAATTGCCGTAGAGTAATTAAATATAGTTTTAAGCAAAAACAAAATAACTGATTTCTATTGCGCAGACAGTGGTTTGCGCTCTTTCTATTGAGGTATAACGTGATATTCGATTACGGCGGTATTAAAAAAATCAAAATCCCCTTTACCAAAGAGGAATTTTCTGCGTTTACAATAAACGAACTCATCTCGGTATATACGAAATATATGCCGTTTTGTTTGCAAGTTCATAATCTTAACGTTATCAAAGAAGATTACTTGTATAACTATTTTGTTGGCAAGCAGGATATTCGTACCAAAACAAGGGCGTTTCTTGGTGATGACGCAACAAATACCGACGCAAATCAGCGCGTCGTTGAAAACCACGCAAATGCACAAGTAACCTTTAAGGTTGACTTTTTAATGGGCGATGAAATGCAATTAACGCACAAATCGGACGTTGAGAGCGACGACCTTACCTATCTTGACAATTTCCTTGAAGATAGCGGATTTTTCACTGCTTTCCGCGAAACCAAAAAAATGATGTATGCGGTGGGCATTGGCACGACTTATTGTGTTCCCCGCACCGATATTATCGAATATGACGAAAACAATAGAGCGAGATATAGTAAAGAGTACGATAAAGACACTATGTCGCCGTTCATTTGTGAAGATGTTGACCCCCGCTATAACTTTGTTGTATATTCTAACTATTATGGCGAAGAACCGCTGTTTTGCGTGAGCATTATTGTTGACGACGCAAACGATAAGTGTGTATTTCTCATTAACAACGGTAAATTTACACTCAAATGCGAGGGGTCTTATCTTGGCGCAACTTCCGTGCCTTTTAGCGGTGATTATGCCATTTCGGAAATCACTAAAAACGCATTTACTAAACTTCCTATCATTGAACACGCTCGTAATAAAGAGCGTATGGGTATTATTGAAACCAACAAGGACTTGCTTGATGTAATCAACCTTATCGTTTCAAATAGTGCCGACGCAATCATTGACACCGTGAACAATATCCTTGTCTTTGAGAATGTGGAAGTTGACGAAGAAACCGTAAAGGCAATGCGTCGTGGTGGCACGATTAAAGTAAAATCTTCGGGCGACCCGAATATGCCGAGCAAGGTTTACACTCTTGAAGTGAAAATGAACCACTCGGACGTCAATGTATTTTATGAACAAAGAGTAACCAAAGCATACGATATAGCGGGCGTGCCTATTGCAAGCGGTGTTACAACCACGGGCGGTCAAACGGGCAAGGCAAGACTTCTCGGCGGCGGCTGGGAAAATGCTTATACAAAAATCAAGGGCGATATTATCGGTATGAAAAAAAGCGACTATGCTTTGCTGAAACTTATCCTTGATATTTGCCGTACTGTCCCCGACACCAAAGTTGATGAACTTTCGGCAAGCCAAATTGAAATCAAATACAACATCAACCCGAATGACGATATTTTGTCCAAAGCGCAAGCGGCGAACAACTTGTACAACATTGGTATGCCGCCCGAGATGATTTTGACCGATACAGGCTTGTCAATGGACGCGCACACCGACGGCTTTAAGTGGCAACAATATATCGACCAAAAAGAACAAAAGGAAGCGGAAAAGGCGGAACAAGCCCTTGCCGCAACCCAAAAAATCGTTGGAAACGGCGATAATAACGACGGACAAAACGATTACAACAAAAATAAGGCGGTTGCAAAGCCGAAAGGCTAACACATATATAAATTTCTCGACCTTGCAGAGATATAAATACAAGGCGGTCTATGCGGAGAGCCACTTCGCGTTTACAAACCAAGGCTGACCGACGGAGCATTATGGAACTCAAAGATTTACTCGGCGAAAATTACAAAGACGGTATGACGATTGAAGAAATCAATACCGCACTCGCAAACAAAAAGTTTGTTGACCTTTCAGGCGGCGGATATGTTTCCATTGATAAGTTCAAGGCAACGGAAAAAGTCGCTACCGACGCAAAAGCGGAACTCGAAAAAATAAGGCAAGCGTCTATGTCGGAAGAAGAAAAACGACAAGAAGAATGGAACGCTTTGCAAGCGCAGTTGGATATTCTTACCAAAGAAAACCAAAAGAACGCGTTTGAGAAGAAACTTTTGGCAAACGGCTATGACGCCGAGGAAACACAACAAATTATGGCGAACCCTGACGACCCTGCGATATATGCACAAATTATGAAAACCCGCATAGAAAAAATAGTCGCACAAAATAATGCGGAAAACTTGAAAAATAGTGTAAAATTACCGCAAGCAAGTCCCGACGGGAAACCTAAAAAACTTACCGATTACTCTATGAGAGAACTTAACGAACTTCGTGATAGTAATCCCGCACTGTATCGGCAAATCTTAAACCAAAAATAATTATTAGGAGAAAACTAAAATGGCAGTTTTTGATAGCAAAATTTTTAACGGCGAAGTATTTGAAAGATATACGCAGACCGTATCCGACCTGCGCAGGAATGAACTTCTTAAAGCAGGTGTTTTCGTAAACGTTTCGGGCGATATGAGAGCAAGGTTTTCCGAACAAGTTGGCTCGCACATCGTTACCGAACCCATTAAAGGCGCACTTGGCGGCAACCCTGTAAACTATGACGGCGCAACCGACATCGACGCAAGTTCTCGCTCGACCATTTCGCAAAAGAAAGTCATCATCGGTCGTGCAAAGGCTTGGAGCGAACTCGACTTTTCGTCCGATATTACGGGCGGCGAAAACTTTTTGCCCCTTGCAAACGAAGTTGCCCACTATTGGGATAACGTTGACCAAAACACGCTCCTTGCTGAACTCGCGGGCATTTTCGCTATGAGCGACGCGGACGGCAAGAAATTCGTTGCGGCACACTCGTATGATATTTCGGGCGCAACCGACAACAAAGTTGGCGTAACCACGCTCAACACGGCAATTCAGCGTGCGGGCGGCGACAACAAAAACGCTTTCACCGTTGCAATTATGCACAGCGCGGTCGCCACGAGCCTTGAAAACCAAAACCTTTTGGAATACCTGAAATACACCGACGCAAACGGCGTACAGCGCGACCTTTCTCTTGCAACTTGGAACGGCAGGGTTGTCCTTGTTGACGACAATATGCCCGTTGTTCCTATTTACACCGCTTCTGCCGACGCGACCGTTCAGGCGGGCAAAGTGTACTTCACCAAAGACAGCAGCGACAACTACACCGTTGTTTCTGCACCCACGGGCAATCCGTCCACCTCGAACTATTACGAGCTTACGGGCGCAACTTACACCACTTACATTCTCGGTCGCGGCGCGTTCGAGTATGCTGACGTTGGCGTTGAAGTTCCCTATGAAATGGCAAGAGACCCCAAAACCAAAGGCGGCAAAACTTTCCTTTACAGCAGACAACGCAAAATGTTTGCACCGCGTGGCATTTCGTTCACGAAAGACGGCGGCACTTCCCCGACGGACGCGGATTTGCAAGGTGGCGCGAACTGGGCTATCGCAAAATCGGCTGACGGCACGGTTACTTACCCCCACAGAGCAATTCCTATCGCTCGTATCATTAGCCGCGGCTAATTACTAACAATGAGATTTTAGGAGATAAGATATGGCAGATATAAATTCACTGGTTGACAATATGAAAGACGAGTTCAAAAACGAACACGATTATTTGTCGGAAGATGAAGTCGATAGGCTTTACAATAAAGCACTTGGCATTTATCTTGACATATCTTTCCCCTATGCTCACGAAATCGTGGCAATCCCTGAAAATCGTCCCCGTGCGGTCGGCTGGGTGAGAGATTGTATGCAAGAAATCCTTGAAAGGAATGGCGTAAATGCTCGCTCTTACAGTGAAAACGGGCTTTCCATTGTTTATGACGCAACTATGATAAGCAATGGTTTAAGGGCAAGACTTGTTCCATTGGCAGGTGAAGTCAAATGAGATTAGGTAGTTATGTTTGGTGGTGTCGATATAATGGCGTGAACGAATACGGCTCGCCGTCATATCTTCCACCTATTAAAATAAAAACTTCTTTTAATTACTTTACTTGTCAGCCTATTACCGAGTATAATGATATTAAAGTATTTGGTGAAGATAGTTCTTCCACTTGGAAAGTGATGATACCCGTGGGGATTTATGAAAGTAAATTTCCGATTGGCGAAAAAGACCTTTTTTATGTGGACGGGGCAATGCCGAATACTAAATCAAAAGACTATGTAAGTGGCGACGGAGCAAACGCCTTTGTTAGCCGCCCACCTACCGTCGTCAATAAATTTACAAGAGTTTATTTGTCGGCAAGAACGGAAGAAAAATGATAGACAAACGCGGGCTTCAAAGATTTACAAAAGCGGTAAACTATTTGGCAGATGACAATGAAGAATATCGCCGAGTGATTGGCGGGGCGTTAGCGGACGCGGGACGAAACGTCGCCGATGACGAGTTCCATAAATATCATTTTGAAAACGGTCAAAAGGTATGGGACACCCCGTATGCGGGGGACTTTACAATTATAGTTGGCTCGCACGAAAGATATACGGGGCGCAACGAAATTACCGCGACAGGCAAGGGCGTTTATTATGCCGAATTTGGCACGGGCATACTTGGCGAGTTAGGCGATTACAAAGGGAAACTTCCCACCGAAAACCGCACTTTTATCAGCCACGGACAAATCCTTTCAACCGACGGCTGGGTATATAACTATTATCAAAAGTTATATGATAGAGAAGCCGAGCCGTGGAATGGTTTTGCTCCGATTGCAGGGCTTTATAAGGCTGGCGACTATTTGCGGAAAAATTGTGTTAAAATAGCAAAAGACGCTCTTCGTGGTGTCGGCAAAAGACGCTTTATGCGTTAAGGAGAACTTATGGACGAATTTCTTAAAGACTTAATTGAGTATATAAATAAAGGACTTCAAGCGGACGGCGGTTTCCCCGCCAAAATTAAAGTCGTTAGAGCATACTCAAAAGAAACAAAGATTGAAAGCCCGCAAGTATCTCTTTATGTTATAAGCGATGACGATACGACACGCGCCTCGACCTTTAATGCGGAACACGCAACCGATTATCCCGTACAATTCTATTGCTATTGGAAAGACGGGATTAAGTATAAGGGAGTGCCTTACGGCGCACAACAAGGCGCGGAATTGCTTGGGAAAAAGGTTTCTAAACTCTTTGAAGATAAGGAAGCCACGATTGCATATAACAAAAATATAAGACTTGTAAACAAGGTTGGCGGTGCGCCTTTTGGTATGCCCGTGTCAAATGGCTCGGCGAACTATCAAACCGTGCCACGCTTTGTTTTTACTGTTATCAAGCCATACTCGGCTATCAATGAGTAAATAACTTTAAGGAGAATAAAAAACTATGGGAATTGCTTTGACCTCTATCGGTATTAAGATTTCCTATGCGACGGAAGCCACCAAAGGCACTCGTCCTACTACGGGATATACGGTTTTGCCCGACTTAAAATCTATCCCCGACTTTAACCCCCAACCTAACACGGCTGACGCAACGACTTTTGACAATCTCGAATATACGAGTTATGTTAAGTTGCTTAAAGATATTGGCGGGGCTTTGGAGTTCAACGCGAACCTTACGCAAGATTTGTACGACGCGTGGTCGGTTATGATTACGGCTAACAACAATCTCACGGACGGCAGACAAATGTGGTATTGCGTGGATATTCCGAAATTCGATAAGTCGATTTTCTTTACGGGCGACCCGTCGGAAATGGGTATTCCGTCGGCGGAAGCCAACTCGCTTTTGGAAACTTCGGTTTATATCGTTCCTACGAGCGAACCCGTTTTTGCAGAAGACCCCACTTACGCCGCATAATCACTTGAAATGGAGAAATGTAAATGAGTAAAACTTCCATTAAAATCACTATCAACAACAAAGAGTATTCCTATGACTTTGCAAAGTTCGGTTTTTATGCCCTTTGCACAGCGGAAAAGGAATACGGGCTTAACCCCCTTGAACTTGAAAACAATCCTATGTCAACCATTCTTTCCTTGTTTGCCTTTGTAGCGGATATGGACGTTGACAAAGCGGGTGCGGAAATCGACGCTCACCTTGCAAATGGTGGCTCGTTTGAAGATTTATTCCCCTTGCTTACGGGCTTTCAAGAGTGCAGTTTTTTTCAGTCAATGGGCAAGAACAAGAAATAATCGGGGATAACCCCACACAAACAAAAAACAAATCCGTGCGAGAGTATGGTAGTTTTTCATCTTGGATAGAGAATGAATTTTTACTGCCATACCTCAAAATCGGAGGCACTCGGCGAGAATTTTGGGAACTCACCCCACACGATATACAATTTGATTTTAAGGCATATCAAGAGCGTATGGAAGATGAGAGTAATAGAATGGTGCAAAGTGCGTGGGCAATCGGTCTTTATGTTAGAGCCGCACTTGCTTCCACCCCCGTAATTATGGGATATTCAAAGCACTCACCACCGAAATACCCCGACTTGCCCCAAATTAAGAAAAACGACGAAAATTATACCGAAAAAGCAAAAGACGAAGCGTGGGTTGAAAAAGAACGCCAAAGAGCGTGGGACTTTTTTGCGAATTTAGGTAAAAAATAAATGAGGTGCTAAATGGCGGATAACAACGAAATTGATAGCCTGAAATTAGGGATAGAAGTTGGCGACCTATCAAGTTCCGATATTAAAAACATAAAGGACTTATCAAGTAGTTTAGCCGCCCTTGATAAAGTGTTATCTTCCGAGTTTATGAAAAACTTGGAAACTTTGTCGCACTTAAAAATCAATGTAAATGTTTCCGAACTTAAACAAGCGGCGAAACAAGTGCAAAAAGCGGTTGCCCCTGAACTCAAAGACGGGGCTATTCTTGGTGGCGACATTGATATTGCAGAAGAAAAGAAGAAACTGCAAAAGGTGATGAAACAACGCCAACAGGCGATTGACGAAAACCTTGAATATTCTCAAAAAATCTTTGACGGCGCGAGTGGAAATCCGTTTCAATTAAGAGCGGAAGAGTTGCAAAAAGAACAAGACGCTGCACAGGCGACCTTGCAATCTTACAAAGAAATGGCAAAGGAAGCGCGTAAAACAAAACAGGCACTTGAAAGCACTGTTTTCGGCGCAAATGCCAAAACTTCCTATCAATATATCGGCAAGGACTTAACGGCGGTCAAACAAACAATAACGGGAACACTTGATAAAATCACTATTACCACAAAAGGTAAGTCGAATGAAGTCAAGAAAGCCATTGATAGCATATTTGAAGAGAGTGGCAAGTCCGCAAAAGATAGTGCCGCTGTATTTATCGAAAAAGGTGTTATCGAACCCGAAATCAAAGCCAACGAGCAACAAAAAAAGCATATAATCCTTTGGGAAAGGTTTAAGCAAAAAGTTAAGAGCGTTGGCGAGGTTATAAAGACACTCGGCGACCGTGAAGATAAAGAAGAAAAGAAAAGCAAGGCTTCGGGTTTTGGTGGGAAACTTGGCAAGGCAATCGTCCGTGTCGCTATTTATCGTGCAATTCGTGCGGCAATTAAGGGCATTGTTCAAACAATAAGGCAGGGCTTACAAGCATTTGCGGAGTTTAGCCCGAAATTTGAACAGACAATGACGGCGTTGACTTCGGCGGGACGAAACTTTAAGATGAGTTTCACTGCCGCTTTTGCGCCGATTTTGGAAAGCATTGCCCCCGCACTTATCCAGATTGTAAATTCATTTACACAATTAAATAATAAACTTGCGGAAACAATCGCCTACTTAAAAGGCGCGGGCGAGTACACCAAAGTAAACACCGAATATCAAGAGCAATACAACAAGGCGGTAAACCTTTTGCCCTTTGATAAATTCAATGTTTTACAGCAAAGCAGTTACGGCGGGTTTGAAAAGGCTGCGGTAGATACCGAGAAAATGGCGAAAAACGCGCCTAAATTGGAAAAAATAAAGGCGGTCATAACTTCGTTCAAAGAAGCACTTAAAGCCGCTGTAGGCGCGCGTGGAAAGGCTTGGGAATTTATTAAGTCTATCTTTGGGGAGTACGGCGATGTAATTCTCACCGTTATGAAAGCAAGTATCAATTTCGGCAAACAATTATGGGAAACGCTTGGCGCATTGATAAACGCAATAAAAGTTATCCTTAACCTTGACTTTTCAAAGAGTATAATATATTCGTCGCTTGCCGTTTTTGCGGGCATACTTACGACGATTGTCGGCATTGCTAAAACCTTTTTGGATATACTCAAATCTATCCTTACGCTTGATTTTTCGGGCTTTGGCGAAAGAGTAAAGGGTTACTTCAATTATGGGTTTACCAAAAACTTATGGAATAGAGGCGGTCGCGGTAAAGGCATTAAGAACTTCTTTAAGGGCTTATTCAATATCGGCACTTATGCGACGGGCGGGCTTCCCGACACTGGCTCATTGTTCCTTGCGGGCGAGCGTGGTGCGGAACTTGTAACAAATGTTGGAAGCGGTCAATCGGCGGTTATGAATATGCAACAACTGCAACAAGCGATTTATGGCGGTATGGTTTCGGCACTTTCGACAATGCAACAAGTTGGCGGACACGAAACAGCGCAACCTATCACGGTGAAAATCGGCGAAGATACGCTTTTTGAAATCACAAGGAAATCGGCAACCCGTAGAGGACTTGACTTTGCAAAGGTATGAGGTAGATTATGGCATTAACGGCTGAACAACTTGCGAGATTGCCGCAAGCGTTGCAAGACAACTATAATAGAACAAGGCTTGATTTAGTGGAAATAGACGGGGAGAAGTTCTCGTCCTATTCCACTTTTACTTATTATGAGGCAAAAACCTATGTAAAAAGCCCCACAAGGTCGCAAACGGGCGCAATGGGCAACCTTAATTCCTATGCAACCTTTGTTACTCCCCGCCTTAAAATATCTTTTAACTATATGGATATTGATGTTTATAGGCGACTTATCCAACTTATCAATAGCAAGAATGAGTTTACGGTTACTTGTTATGATGTTGAGAGCGATACAAGGGTAACAAACAAGATGTATTTTTCGCCTAACGATTATCCCGAAATCTATCAACAAAAACTCAAAGTGCTTGGGTTGCTCAATTATGAGATTGAACTTGTCGGCACAAACAACGACCTTGACTATGTTTCGTTGACTTACAATGCAAACACCACTGATACGGTCGCACAAATGCCCACAAGCCGCGAAATTCCGAAAAACACGAATGTTGTTATAGGCAATGGCTTAACGCCCACAAGGAACGGATATGAGTTCGTTAAGTGGGGAACTTCGGCGGACGGCTCGACCTTTAACTATCTTAACGGCGAAGAATATCTTATTTATAAGAATACTACTCTTTATGCTATTTGGAGAGCAAGTGTATGATTGAGTATTCGGCAATAATAAAGTCCATAAGCGCGGCAACAAACGAGATTTCGGCAGCGACCTATGAACGCGACGGCACTTATCTTGTGCCAAACACGGCGGATATTTTTAGCGTGTGTAATACACAGGCAAATGTCGGCGCAACCCCGTTTTTGTTAAGTCATAGCAAGTTGGGCGGGGGGCATACTTTTGCGCCTAATAAGGTCGGTTATTCGATAGTAAGCATATATAGCATTTCGGGGACGGGTGTTTATGATGTATATATCATTTGTGCCGCTCCCGCACAAGGACTTACCATTGCGTTTGACACCTATAATAATCGCTATCCCGCAAAGACAAGTTTTGGGAACACAGCCGCGAGCATATACATTAACGGAAAGTATTTTGATATAGATAGTGCAATAACATATTTCCCCGTTGAAACAAAGACGGGAAGCGTTGGGGAATATAAGGACGTGCAGTTGTATGATATAAGCGTAAGTGGTGGTATGGACGACGCAGGCTCAAAAAACGGCAAATACCCCACTATTATCAGCGGCATTAACATAGGTGTAAGATATGCGGTTGATAAAATAAATATGGTTGATATGGATATATCTCAAAGCGATAGACCGACAAACAATAAACCTATTTTCGGCGTTATGTCGGGAACTGCGTCGCTTAAAGTGAAAGACGACGGTGGCGAGTTGCTTGGATATGTGCAAAATAAGACCATAGGGCGCAATAGCCCAGTTGAGTTTATAATTAAGAACTCCACGGCAAACAAACAACAAAGTGTCGCTAAAATGCTTATTTCGGACTTAAAATACGATGTAAATAACTTTAATATAGACATTGAATTGTCCGACGGGCTTTTGGAATTACAAGAAACCGAAAGCAACGAGATTAAAATGAGTACAACGCCGATGACCGCAAAGGCTGTTTTTGAAAGGTTAAAGGCTTATGTAACGAAATATGAGTTTGCTGTTACGGCAAATGCGGAAACGATAATGTCGTCAACCACAATAAAATATCCGTTTTTGGAACAATCAAAAGTGTGGGCGGCATTTGATAAACTTTGCAATCTATGTGGATTGTATATGTATATGGGTGCGGACGGCAAAATCGTCATCGACACGCAACTTCTTTCGTGATTATGGCAATAGTAATTAAAGCAAAAAACATATACGGCGATATTGATAATAATAAAATTGTCAATAACGAGATAAAGACCGTAAACTTTTCGGAAAACAACATTGCGGTCGCTTCCAACACGTCGGTTGGCAATACGAGTTTTAGCGGATATACAAGTGAAGAATGTACTTATTCGCGTGCGCCATTGACGGCAGAACAACTCACGGCACGAAACACAGGGCTTACGCTTAAAGAAAGGGTGTTTTCCAACACAAAATACTTTGGGCAAGGAGATGACTATTATATTGCATATTTTCAAGTAAATGTGCCTATTTCGTCGCCCATTGATTTATCGCAAGCGTTGTCGTTTGATTACAATTACACAACGGGCAGAGGTCGTAAAGGCGGTGGCGGAGATACCAAAACGGGAACAATTACGGGCAATGTCGCTCAATATTATAACAACTATGCCGCGTTTAGGAATGTTAGTGTTGAGTTAAAAGACGGAGAACAAGGATATGCGCCGAAATTTGAGTTAGGTGTGCTGTTAGACGGCACAACTTCTAACAACTTGTCTTTGGCGTTTGGGATTGTTTATGACTATAACCATACATATCCTTACTCGTCGGAATATACGGGATTTACATACATTTATGATAGATATTTGGTACAATCCGTTTCGGCAAGCATTGCTGGGCAACAATTTCAAGTATCAAGCGCACCCGTTTCAATCGGTACGGGAACTTTTGCACAAAGTTTATCATATAATGAACTTTATCAAACGGAAACTAAAATAACAATCGGGGAAACCACTGAAAAAATCGGCACTTTTCTCGCAAATAAAATTATAAATAAGTGGACAAATGGTAAAGAAACTGCTAAACTATTAGTAGAATATGGCGAATATTATGACACCGACGGCAATTTAGTCAAGAGCGTTGAAAGCAACGACAAGTCAATGATATTCAAAATCGGTGAAGTTGTGCGCCCTTATGTCAACTCGGTTAGTGGCGACACGCCTATGTCGAAAAACATTGACGGGACACCAAAAGACTTTTTGATTATTGGGGTAGAGCCTTTCTATGACGGTGCTTGTTGGCAAAGGCTCACTCTTTTAGAATATTGAGGTATTTATGGCAAATTTTACACCTAAAAAAATAGACACCAGCACAATCAATTCGGGACAGGAATATGCGGTTGGCGATATGGTTGCACCGAGCGCAATTAACTCACCGATTGAAAGTGGCTTGTACACCGAGATTATTGCGGACGGACTTACGCAAGCCCCCGATATAAGTCAAATCGCAGGGGTTGGCACGCCCACAATCGAGTTCGTGGACGGCGCGACTGTCAACGGCGTGAAAACAAAGAAGTTCGCTTTCAAAAATCTTGTTGGCGGGGGCGGGTATGCTTCTTTTATTGGATATAGTGGAAACGAAAAAATTGTTGTTTCAAGTATATCTATATCGACATTCTTTGAAGTTCCGCTTACAACAGGCGGAGCAAATTCATTTGTTATAACGCCAAAAATAAATGATACCACTATCTTGCCTTTGGTAGTTTCGGCAAATGATACTCCCCACTATTATCCGTGCGTGGTTCGTACGCTTTCGCCTGCGCTCGGAAAGGTAGGTTTACGAATACTCTCTACAATTCATATATAATAGACGGAGATAAACGATGAACGATATACAAATTGAAACCAAAAACTCACCGTGGTATGAAGATGAAAAGTGGCATTGGTATGTCAAAAACACTGTATCATTAAGATATAAGTTTGATAATTTAGAAGTTGCCACGGGCGACCGCATTGAAGTGCATTTCTATGACCGCAAGGGCGCGGAAGTGCTTTCTTACACTTATAACAACTTGGAGCAACAAACAGACCCCGTTTCTGGCACAAAGTCCGTACAAATCATTATTGATATTGACGAAGTGGATAGTGAGAAACTTACAAGGGGCGATTATGTGTTCTGTATCACCTATTATGGCAAAGGCGAGAACGACGAAGAGAACATTAAAACCATTTGTGCAAATCAAAATGTTGAGGTATTAAGTTGCCACTAATCAATGACGCTAACGATTTCGGCGTAGATGTCTATGTTGATGTCGTTGGGAAAGACAATATAAATGTTGAGATAGGCGCGGACGGCTCAAAAAAGGACGTAAATGTCAAAATTGAAGAGCCGCAGGGTGCAAGTGTTACCGCCGATGTTTTAGGGCGTAAAAACGCAAATGTGAGCCTTGCCGCAGACGATACCACCTTATCCGCTTATACGAATTTGAGTGGGGCAGAGCCGCAATATTTCCGCGACCACGTTCTCAATATGAATAACCCGCACCAAACGATGGCGGAGCAAGTGAAAGCCGTGCCGTTGGAGTTGGACGGTTTTGCACGCATTGACCCAACCGCAAACACCAAAGGTTTTAGGCAGCAAGCGTTTGTCTATGTCAACAAGGGAAATCAAGGTTTCCGAATGTCCTTGCAAGAGATTAAGGACTTAAACACTAAAATAGTTGACGCAAAGAGCCACAAGAGCGTAAACTCGGCGGATTTGAGTGTCGGCGATTATATTTATAGCGAAGATTAAGGAGATATTTTATGGCTGAAAAAAGGAAAATCCATAGAGTAGTTGACGCACAAGGAACACTTGTGCAAGTTTTGCCCGAAACGAGTGCGGAACAAGTTACAGTTGCCGATACCGCTAATAACTTTACTTCAACGAATGTTGAGGGTGTCCTTGCTGAACTTGCGACAATGGCGCAAACGGGCGGCGTAACGGGTGTTAAGGGCGACGCGGAAACTGCCTATCGCAAAGGCAATGTCAATATTACAAAGGCTAATATAGGGCTTGGTAATGTAGATAATACGGCGGACGCAAATAAGAGTGTTGCAAGTGCGGTTAAAGCAACGCAAGACGGCGACGGAAATGTCATTAAAAGCACTTATGCAACGAAAACCGAAGTTACAAACGGACTTAATGGCAAGTTAGATAAGACGGGAGGTTCAATAACTGGCAACTTGACTATCGGCGGAAATCTTGCTGTCAACGGTACGACTACCACGATTGATAGCACCACACTTCAAGTCAAGGACAAGTTAATTGAAGTTGCTCACGGGAACACCACAAAACTTACAAGCCCTGCTGGTTTGGTTGTGCCTAAATACGACGGTACTAATTCAGGTGCGCTTGTCTTTGACGGCGACGGAATGGCGCAAGTCGGCAAGGTTGTGCTTGACGCGGCTGGAAACATTGATACCACAAAGAGCGGACTTCAAACGCTTGCAACCCGCACTAATCTTGTCGGGGGCAATTTGGTGCAATATGACAGCACTAATAAGACACTTGTGGATAGTGGCAAGAAAGTCGGTGATTTGGTAACGACAAATACACCGCAAACGATTACGGGTAAAAAAACATTTTCAGATGACCTTATTGTTGATAGTATTTCCACCTCGAACAATCTTAACGTTTTTTCCAAATCCACAATAAATAACGAACTTGTTTTTGGTTCACCCTCTGGCACGACATCTCTTACGGGAAGTGAAGACCGTCCCACATACAAATTGAGCGACGGCACGCGCAAAGATATTGCTCTTTTGTCAGATGTTCAAGGGACAAAGGTTGACAACGCAAAGTACGCTGATAGTGCAGGATATGTAAAGAATAGTATGGTGTATCAGGGTGTTGGAATGAACGCTGACGCTAACTATTCAAATTTTGTAACATATAACGGTTCAGCGGCTCGCTCAATAAAGTTTTACAAATATGACTTTCAAATGCTGGACGCATTGGGTTCTGGCGACGCTGAACTGTCTTTACGTTCTACTGGCGTAACGGCTGGCGCATATTCCGCAGTAACCGTTGACGCAAAAGGTCGAGTAACGGCAGGCGGCAAGTCGATTGAGTGGGGTACTACGGGGCAGACCGCACCGAGTGATGACCTTATGGTCGGCGGACTTTTCTTTGAATTACAATAAACAATTAGGGGGTATGCAGTATGGCAACCTATAAACCTATAAGGAAAACGGCGAGCGGCACGGAAGAAATCAAAATTCCGTATGCCGTTCTTGCCGACGCTCCTACTATACCGACAGTCAACAACGGAACTCTTACCATACAAAAGAACGGAGAGAAAGTTCAGACTTTCAGTGCAAACCAAAGTTCGTCCGTGACAGCAAACATAACAGTTCCTACAAAAGCAAGTGATGTCAATGCTTTGTCACTTGACGGCGGAACTATAAATAAGAGTAAGACTATTAAAATGGACGCCTCTGCTAATTCTGATGGGGCGAACTTAAAATGGGGAACAGTTAATCACAAAAATCCTTACATCGGTTATGCTTCCGACCAAGTAGATGGGACATTTGTTGTAGGTAGTTTGCTTGGTACTAACTATGCTTCTGGTCTTGCAATTGGTGGAGGTTCTGGTAATTTATTGTGGAAAGGAACAAAGGTGGCTACAACAAGCGATATACCGACTGATTATGTGAAATATACGGCACAAACTCTTACCGATGCTCAAAAGTCACAAGCACGCACAAATATAGGCGTTCCTACCAAGACATCTGAACTCACAAACGACAGCGAGTTCATAACTGCTAACGACGCAGTTAAGCGCGTAATAGACTATAACGACACAAGCAAAAACATAACAATAGGCTATTCTGGCGCGGGTATTGCTGGTGGCGACATAAAATATATCGCTGGTTATACTACTGGCGACGGCACTACTGGCAATGTTGCGAGAATAAAGGACATTTCCAAAGACGCACTGAAATCGTGGTTGGGATATGCAACGGTCGCAACAAGTGGAAGTTATAATGATTTGAGCAATAAACCGACATTTACCTTGTCAGGAACAACATTAACGATAACTGTATAAGATTATGGCACTTTATTTTAACGAGGCAAGTAATAGTGTAATGCCCACGGCAATAAAATACAACGGCACTGATTTGACGGTGTTAAAATACGGCACAACGGCGGTATGGGGAAAGCCTTTTTCGCTTACCTTTCAAATAAGTTATGGCTCGGAAGTTGGTATTCACCGAGACAGTTCACCAAACCAACACGAAAGGATAGGCAATTTAGGTAGTGGTGCAACTGTCTATTATGGCGATGTTCTTACAATTACGGCAACTCCTGCAAGCGGATATAAACTTGTTAGTTTTACTATCAATGGCACTGAATATGCAAGTGGGCAAACAAGCGCAGTTTCGCAAACGATTACAGTTACAAGTGCGGTTTCTATTGTAATTAACACGGAAAGTGCTGTTTCGTGGAAAACCGTTTGGACGGGAAGTGAAACCGTGTCTGCAATTAATGCAACAACAGGTTCTTTTCAGGACGGTTCAGGTATGTACAGTGGTTCGAGGACAATACAACACGAAATAGTTTCTAATGCGTATCCAACACGTATAACCTTTACCTTGGCACAAGAAAGCCCACAAATAACCGATATAACGCAATCGGTTAGGTATTTAACAATAGGGAGCAATAGTAGTGTGCGTGCTTCAATTAACAGTTCGTCTAATAATATAGATTTTATCACTGTTATAAAGGGAAACAAACCAAATTCAAAAGTATTTTATCTTGGAAAAATTGTTACTCTTACCAAAGTAGAACAATACTATTAAGGAGCAAATCAAATATGGATATAGATTTCACTAAATTTGCAGAGCAAAATATGCTCACTTATAATGACAGTAAAACACGAGTTTTCGTAAAACCCACGGGCAGACATAGTTTTACGGCATATCCACTTGAAGATTTGTCTGGTGTAGTCGCACTAACGCTTGAAGAATATCTTGGACTTCGCACTAATTATTATCAATTCAATGAGCAACTCAATGGAATTGAAGAATATGTGGCGGAAGAAGAAAGCACCGACGAAACCGCACTTGACGGCGATACCGAAAAATAAATTAAAAAAATCATTACTTTTTGGCACAAAGGTGTTGACATAACCACTTTTGTGTGCTATTCTTTATTTAATGAGTGCGCAGACACCTATGTGTTTGTGCGCTTTTTAATTGAGGGTAAAAATGGATTGGCAAGATAGGGCTGACGAATTTGAAAGCAAAATGAAAGACCAAATGGCTGACGAAAACACTACTGAAATCGACGAAAACCTTTCGGACGATGAAGTTGTCGAAGAAACGGAGAAAGTGCCACAGAACGCAAATCTCGCCGTTCCTGACGTGCCGAAAGAAGTTTCCACGTTCACCAACATTGCAACTGCTCGTATGCAAGAAGATTTTGTTTCGGGCAAGCGCGATGTAAATGAAACGGGTAAGGAAATCGTCCACGCACTTACTCTTGAAAAGTCCGTTGAAGAAACGCGTGAAAACCGCGACTTTTTGGCGGATATTAAAAAGACAAAGCAAGACGAATTAAAACTTAACTTTGAAAACAAGGTACTTGAAGAAGAACGCAAGAAGTTAGAGGCAAAACAAAACAAAGCGGAAGCCTTTTATAAGAGTTTCCGTCCTATTTTGGAATTTGACTTTTCTAACTTGCGTAAAGTACAAAAGAAGAGAGTTATTAAAGACGGCGAAAAGGCTGATGATATGCGCCGTTTCCGTCGCAAGGACGGCACGGAATATGTTTATGAGAGAGAACAGCCTAAAACCTATGCGGATAGGTCGTACGGCATACCGCTTATGGTGCTTATGTTGTGTATCTTAACATTGCCCTATTGCCTTGTTACAATAATTCTGTCGATATTTAACGCTGTAAACGAAGTCTTTATGCAAATAGCAAACTTCGGCAAACCCGCACTTGTGATTTGTTCATCGCTTGCAATTATGGCGATTATAGGCGTGATTGTCTATGTGATTTTGTTGCTTGTGCAAAACTCTTTCGGCGTAACAATATTCCCCGACAAAGCGGCTCTTGAACTTTTGAGCCTTTTATAATATTAAAAACGGAGTGTAAACTATGTTAAAAGTAAACTCGGAAAAATTACTTGGTGAAATTGCAAGACTGCAAGGCGAAATTGCGGATAACGACTTACACGCTTTCAACGAAGCAAAGGCTATCGGCGAACAGCGCGGTTGGAGCGATGTGCTTATCAGCGCATTTGCGGATATTCTCTTAAAGGAAGAAGCGGCATTTGATATTTCGGCAAAAAATAAAACGCTTGATTATCTTATGCTTTTCGTGGAAGAAGTTGCGGACGAACCCGTGGAAGAAGAAGTTGTACCCGCCCCCGCTCCCGTAGAAGAAGTTGCCCCCGAAGTCGTTGAGCAGCCCGTTGTTACGGAAGCCCCCGTGCAAGAACCCGCAGAAGCCCCCTATATTCCCGTATTTTAACTATGTCAGACGAAGAGGTGCTGAAACAAAAGATTGTCCGAAAGGCTCTTGATAATCGAACATTGCTTATTTTGTCGGTTATTGACTTGCTTTTCGGCATTGTTTCAATGTGCCTAACTTCAATAGATTGGCAAATTTGCTCGCTTATTGCAAGTTTGTTGTCTTTTGTGATGATACTTAAAATACTTGTAACGTATCGGAGCGACTTGAAATCAAATGTATCGACACTTGTTATAAGCATAGCCGATATATTTACAGGTGCGTTATCGGTTGCACTTGTCGTTTATGCACTTAAAGCGATTGTCGTTTTGGTTTCATCACTTAAAGTAACAAAGGTAGCGGTGCAAACAAGCAAGGCGGTTAAACTTGTGGAAGCGACCAAACCTTTTGCGGTCAAAACTCTTCCAAAAGTTGGGGCTATTTTTATAGCATTTTGTGCGACAAATATAAACAAAAAAAGAGGTAAAACTATGGCAAAGGAAAAAGTTGTCAAGGAAAAGAAAGCAAAAAAGCAAAGTGCTTTTGCAATTTACCTTAAAAACAATCCTAAAACGATATGTGGTATTGTTGCTTCGTTTATCGCAAGTGCAATGTCAGGCGCAGGTGCTTCGTGTGGGATTGTGTATGGGAATGTGCAAATCCCTTTGTGGGCAAGTATCATAATCGGTGTACTCGTGTTTGGCTTACTTATGGCAATTCTTTGTTTGGGTTGTGTGAGTGCGGGTTGGGAAAGCCCCATTATGGTGGCTCTTCGTAAAACCGCAAAGGCTCTCGGTTTCGGCAAGTCCGTTGACCTTGTAGAGCAGGCGTATGCGGAAGCGGAAGCACAAAAAGCAAACGAAGAAGCACAAGCAGTCGCAAAAGCGAAAGCCGACCACGATATGTATGAAGCGGAATATCGCAGAGAAGTGGCGGACGGCAACTGCCTTGTATCGCTTGATGAATTTATCGAGCAAAAGAAAGCGGAAGCCGAACAAAGACAGCAAGAACAGGCAAAACTCGAACTTCTTAACGAGTTCCGTGCGGCTGTTGCAAACGGTGCATTTATCGGAAGTTTTGACGATTTTTGCGCTAAAAGATAACAAAACACAAAGGGTATGAAAATGAAACTCTATAAGATTATGAGTGGATTATTCATACTCTTAATTTTATGCTTATTGATTGTATATTACGAATTGTAGGGGGATAGGAAATGAACAAGAACGTTATCCGTGCGATGATATACCTTGTGTGCGTGTATCTTTGCGCGTGGTATGTCTTAAAATTTTCCTTTCCCGAACAATTTGTGCTGAAAATAAACAATCCGAGCATTATAAAATTCGGTCAATATGTTGATAGTCATATCGCGCTTAAACGGTTTTTGAACACGATAACGGCGTTTATCACTTATTGGCTTTTTTTATGCGCCGTAACACATAAACCATATCTTTCCGCTCCGTGGTGTCTAATTTTAATTAGCAATATTCTTATAAGTTTTGCGGTTGATGTAATTGATACAAATATATCCGCATATTATGGTTTATTGAGTATGGTTGCGCTCGGCGCAATATGGAATTGCAAGGCAAGAGATGTCGGCGTTGTGATTATCGTCCACTCGGTATCTCAACTATTATCCTTGTCAATCCGTGGGCTTTCGCAATATATAGTAAGTACCGACTATGCAACGTTCCTTTTAATGACAAGTGAGTGTTATTTTTGGCTCTTACTATTATATTTATATTACAATTATGAGGAGGTAGTGGAAAATGGGAGTAGGTTGCCCGCCGTTTTACGGCAAAGACGAAAAGTTTTACATTGATGAGGCTCTTGACAAGATTGAAATCTTAAAAGAGCGTTTCCCTGACGCAATCGACGACTTGTTGTATGTTGCCGAGTGCATTAAGCACTTGTCCGATGACACCGAAGAATAAGTTACAAATCAAACTATTCTTTAAGCGAAAACTCTGGCAATATCTTCTTGTCGTTGGCTCGGTGGCACTTTGTTGCTATTTTACGGGGAAATGGTTTGAGGGTATTGCCTTTTGCTTTGCTCATTGTGTGCTTCGGTATCAATTTACCTATCAATATCATAGTAAGTCGTTTTGTATGCAGTTGACGAACTTTATAATATGGACGGCAATACCAACTTCGCAAACAATCTTTGTCAGCCTTTTGTTTTCTATCCCCCTTGCTTTTTTAGTGTGTTGGATAGGGAATGAAGAACAAGCAAAGATAGAGGCACTTGCAAGGTATCGGAAACTCAATAAAGAGTATCAAGGGCTTTTGGACGACCTATCAAAGCCAAAGCCTTTTAGCATTGAAAATTGTACCCGCGATGAAATGATTGACCGTTGCCGCGAAATCGGTCTAAACGCCGAAAACACGGAACTTGCATTAAAGTTTTTCGTTGAGCGTATCTCACTTTGGGAAATCGCAAAAGACTTAAACATTGAATATGATAGTGCAAATATGAGAAAAAAGCGGCTTAAAAAGAAGTTGCTATGACAATTTAATAGGTTTTGTACCCCGTTTGTACCCAACAAGCGGGGCTTTTTTATGGCAAAATTCGGATAGGGGGAAGTGCAATATGGCAATCGAACTTTACAACGAACTTAATGGATTGCAAGTCGAGTTTACGGCAAAACCCGACACTTCCGACCATTTCGATTTTTCAACGCTTTATCCAAACGACAAGGAAGAATTAGGTGTGCCTATTGTGGTGCAAAAGGGGAAAAACAATGAGCGAAATAAAAAATGATTTAGCAAATATAAACTTATCCACCTATAAAAAAATGCTTGAAAAGATTATTGACGGGCAGCCACTAACTAACGCCGATTTAGTCGTATTATCAATTATAAGAAAAGATATAAGCCGAGCGACCGCTATCCCGCCGATAAATAAACTTATAAACGGTATAAAACAAGTGCAACAAGCACTTAAAGATTTTGATTTAAGTAAAGATGAGGAGGAAATTGACAATGGCAATGGGTATGGGATATAATCCTAACTTTTACGCAAGAAATTACAATCAAGAGATAAACGCTCTTCAAAACCAAATCGACCAACTTCGTGGGCTTAACAATCAAATACAATCACCTATTGCAAACCAACCGCAACCACCCGCAAATGGCATTACGCAAATCGGCACTTATGTTGTTGTGAAAACGATACAAGATATGGAAAACTATCCTGTGCCTGTTGACGGAACTCCCGTAAATGTTTTTGTTGATAATATGGGTGTGTTTTATAGTAAGAAAATGTCTAATGGCGTTGTGAGTTGCCAACCGTTTTCTTTCGCGCCGCTAAACGGGGCTAAAAACGACGAAAAGCCGTCGGACGAGATAACTACCGAGAATGTGCCTATTTGGGCGGAAAATGTGCTTTCTCGCCTTTCTTCGCTGGAAGAAAAGATAATTGCTCGCTCGCAAAAACAATCGGAGAAGAAAAATCAAGATGAGGTGGATATAAATGGCATTTAATTTTAACCAAATCACAAAAGCGGTAAAGATTGCAAATGGCGTTGCAAATCCAAAACAAGCGGTAAATATGCTTTTAGAGCAACTTGAAAAGAAAAACCCCGAAATGGCAAGGAATGTAAGGACGGCTATTTCGTCAGGCAAAAACCCTGCACAATATATTTGTGAACAAGCGCAAAATGGCACTATTACTATGGAAAACTTTAATGAAGTAAAGCGTTACTATAAAATGGCGCAAAAGTTTGGGCTTACTCATAAAATAAGCAATCAATCGTGGAATGAAATCGAACAAGCGATTAAAGACAAGGGTGGCGACGGCGGTTTCAAATTTAATGGTTTTTAGCATACTCTCTCATAAGTAGGGCGCAATGCTTATTTGAGTGTAAATATATATAGGAGGAACAACAAAATGGCAGATTATTCTCTCGGCGATATTGCCGCCCTTATGGACAGGGACGATAAAGGTGGTTGGGGGGACGGCTTTGTAGGCTGGATTATTCTTCTCTTTATCTTCTTGCTTGCAATAAGTGGCAATGGTTTCTTTG